ATAGGGCTTACCGGAAATCACGTATGACACCATGAAACGGGCTAGTATTCTATTACGGCTCCTCATAGTGGTAGTTAGTGGATGACTTCCTCGGACCCCTCAGTACCAGCATTTCTGCAGTGGCTGAGGGAGAATCGTCCGAGATGCTGTATTTCTTAAGCTCTGCAATGACCTCCTTCATGAGAGAAATGACGTAGGTGGCGGACTTGATTTTATTCTCAAAGTCCTGTTTCTTTTTCAAGAGGGCATCTTTAATCGGGTCAACACTCGACTTGTCGGACCTCTTCAAGCGTTTCAGCAATGAATCGATTAAAGATATTGCTGATTTGTTCTCGAAGATTGCCATCGTGTTGTTGGAATTCTCACGTTCGACAGCCCTGATCGCATCCCGAATAGGATTGGATGACTGAACATGACGCATGAACACCGCGACGGTAGTTTCAGCAATCATATTGTAGTGGTCGGAGTTGTGAACTCCAGTCTCGTCGTAGATCTTCTTACGTCCGGGATCGTTCAACACTTCATACGCTTTGCTGATTTCATCCCATTTGTCGTCATCCTTATCAGGGGAATCCGGATGATTTTTCTTCGCCGCCCTCTGATAGGCTTTTTTGATTTCCTCCTGAGAGGCGTCTTTGGTGATTCCTAGAGTTTCATAAAGGTCCATACCAAATTATAACACATGAGTAGCTTCTTGTCAAGTTAACTAACAACTGTTTTCTATCAATTATGAACGACAAAGTACTTGTTCCAGATATCCCTATTTCAGAATACGAAGACGTCAACCCAAAGATCACAAAGGTACCATTCTGGGCCAAGAACAGAAGTGATGAGGTTAATTATTCCGCATTCCTTCTGGATGCGGATGAGATAGAACTTCTGAAGAAGAACAACGAGGTTGGTAGGAGATTCTCCAAAATCCAAAGGGAGGTAGGTGCTTGGGCATGGAAGAATTTCAAAGAGAAGGCCCAAGGAACTAATCCACTACTAGGGATCATAGAGGAAGTCGGAGAACTAGCCAAGGCCATCCTCAAGAAAGACCAGGGAATAAGAGGTACCCCTGAGAAGCACGATAGAGACGCCGTTGATGCTATAGGCGACATCATGATTTACATGATGAATTATTTGAACGTGTTGGAGATAGACATGCTGACGGTCTCATCTACGGTCTATCTGCATAGGGTTGACATGAGTTATGATACCGTTGGGAATCCGCCTTCTGTGCATCAGATTAGGAAAGACCTTGTGATCCTCATTTCAAGATCCCTATCGAAAATGCACGAATCACCCGGTCAATCCTTCGGCGTAATAATGACGTACCTCGATATGTTCTCAAGGACATACGGGATGACCCTTCTTGAAGTGGTTGAAAAAACCTGGAGTATAGTCGGTAAGAGGAATTGGGTGGAAGATGCCATGGTAGGTGGTAATCACACTCATGAAGGTTGACCTTAGTAGTTTAGAGCCATTTCTTCAGGTAAGGCATTACTACGCCTTAGCCATACACTACGGACTCCTCAGCAGATCATCTGTAAGGTCTGTATTGGGACATAACTATGGAAGAGTACTTAGAGGTGCCAAAAGATCTTTGTCAAAAATCTCCAAGGGTGGATGCCCGCAGTTGAGACCTCGTGGTGTCTGGGAGGGGAAGCTGAAAGAGAAGGCTTCTATCTCATCTAGCTTCGGGAGGTTGTTGGTAAATCATGGACTAGATAAAGACGACATGTTTCTGCTAAGTGAGGAGAATCTGTTGAGCTACGTTCGGAATAGACTACTTGGGATGACCCAACACGAAGCCTGTGTGGCTTCTGATAATACTAGGAAGGTAAGTCTAGACGACGAGGTAATTCACAAGATGCAGGTGAGGAAGTTCCCTAACTTCAAGCCGAATAGGGTAATATCAAAAAAGTGGACAAGGGGTGCTGTGAAGTCATACAGCAAGTTGATTAATGGGTGGGGTGGCTGTGTCATTAATAAGTCTGGGTTGACGAAGGATAGGTTAATGACGGAGTCTAGGAACAAGCTAAGTCATTCTGCAGTAACCATCATGGAAAGGATGGCTGTCTTATCGCATAGGGTGGTTAGATTATTCACTAATGCCCTGATCAATAGAGATATACTTGAGTTCTCCGAAGTGTCTCCAGAAGAATTCGACTTGGCCGTTAAAGACACAATGTTGATCGACTGGAGGTTAGTTAGTTCAGGGGGAAGATCGTTCATTAGATGTTACTGGTCATCCGGATTCACGAAATTTGTAAAGACCAATCGGACGGAGAGTAGTGGCGGTAAAATTGTGAGTTCATTCGATATCCCACTATCGAGTCTCTAACTGCATTCTATTGACGAATGAAAATAATGAACATCTTCAAAAGAAGGCCGAGGAAAATATCAGACAGCGAGAGATTGGCCATGGAACTAGCTAGGGTTTCCAAAGTGGAGGATGATTGGGGCGGAATGGCAGAGGAAGAGAGAACTCAGGTTTCCTATTCAATCACCGAGAAGAACGAGATGTACTCAGCAAGAAGTGATCTCAGGTACATACCACCGGTCGGAAAGAATGGTGGAGTAATGCAATCTATAGCAAATGAGCTTGGGGTTTCGCGTCAGTATATCCACCAAGTATTCTACCCGAAGAATCCAAGCAAATTATTCAGTGGTAGATCTACTCTGCAGAAGAGAGCTTGGCAGTTACTGGTTCTCAAAATCAATAATCACCAACTTCTACCTAAGTACAAGAAGGTATTCGAGTCCATACTTGCTGGCCACAGCGTTGATGTAACTATCTCGGTATCAAAGTTCAAGTGGATAAGAAAGAAGGGTACGGAGTTAGTTCCTGGATTGAGGATTGTGGAATCGGACAAAACCGTACCGACTACTTACACCCTAACCCCGCCTAAGGATTTCAAGGCCAGCGGGTCTTACAACTCCAAGTAGTCCTGGCATGCTCAGGGATAGTATCAGACCCTTGGCTAAAGAAGCATGGCATTTAGCATCAAACCTCACTCAAAAGAAGGTTACTATGTTGCACATGGTAGCGACATACTGGAGGTACATCTACCATTTGACGCTTTTGTTTGGGACAGTCAGTTAGGTTACTGGAAACATCCTAAAGGCTCTGACAAGGTAGAGTTATTTAAGTATTACGCTTTACCTAATAATATGAGGGGCGCGATTGATCGCGCCCCTCACTGTTCTAGGACTAGGCCAGACGAACCTCGACAAGATTCCTGGAAATAATCTTGACCTTGTATTTCCTGTCCCTAGATTTAGAGGGCCAGATCTTTGCCAAGGCAAGGGTAGGAGCGCGAAGCGAGACGGAACCAGTGGAGAGTGACTTGACGGTCATGGAATCCACGCACTTATACTCTTTGGAAGTCCTCTTCAAATGTCTGGACGGGCAGATGAGGAGGAACCTGGACCTCTTGTCGGTGATGAACACTGAGAGTTCGTCATTGGATTTGAACCCGGCGTCCAGCATGATAACTGCTGGAATTGTAAGACGATCAGTAGTGGCGTTGATGGAAGAACCGCCCTTACTGATTTCCTTGCGGCGTTGTGTGCGGACCTTACGGACCTCACTTGGAGTGCTTTCACTCGACACCACCTGCACCACCTCACCCTCCTTGAGGTCGGATGCTTTGATGTTGTCATCAGAGCCAACTATTCTGATAGGAAGCTGCCAACACGAACGGATTTTACCGGGGTCAGCGGATGGCACCGATACGACATGCTCCGGGTCGATGGCTACTTCTAGCATTTTACCGGTGTTGTAGTTTCTCTCAACCCATGAGAATGGGGCTGCGTGAAGACCCCTGCCACACTCAGTCATCGGGTTCGGGTCGCATTTGTTCCTATCGATGGTGAGAGGTACCCCGATCTTATGAAGCGTGGTACCATCATGGTGGGATGTCATGTTATTCCTCACCCTCTTATAGAGGATGAAGTTTCCGTCCTTCTGAATGGTGACGTTGTTCTTGCTGATGAAGTCACACAGGGTCCCAAGACTAACCTTTGATGGGTTTCGCTTGGCCTTAATCCAGAAGTTCTTTGGAGGTTCCACACTGAAATTGGAGCGAACCAAGGTGACAATCTTATCGGAGAGCACATCAGGGACACTCTGACCGTTATAGGTTACGACCCCATTTTCGAGGATGAATCCATCCCCAAGATCAGAGGCCATCACCTCTGGCTTGATGATCGAGAGAAGGGAATCGAATTTACCAGACTTAATAGCACTAGATGCCGCCTGGAAACGTTCAAAATCAGTAGATTGAACAGTTGCTGTCTTATCGATTACTCCATCATTGTAGATTACAGTGATGGACCTTGGAGTGACGATGTGGTTAACTACGGTATGTTTCATTGCTTTTCTATATCACGTTGTTGATGGTTTGTCAATTCTTGATTGATTTGATCTTAGAGACTAACTTCGTAACGGCCCTCATGCGGTGGGTCAGAAGCTTGGATCTCATATCCCTGATAAGATTCTGACGAGCTTTCTTATCATAGATACCCCCAGGACCCCTGTATGACCTAAGTAATACAGACGACATTGGCTTGTTAGTGTTTACGCACGAGAGTATCCTGAAATACCTGTCAAGACTGAGGTATTCCACTTTCTTACCATCACTCTTGAACCCTTGCATGAACGATAATTTACCAAGGAGTATAAAGGAGTGAAACCCGTTATAACATCCGAAGTTCGACGCGAGGTCAGAAGGGTTCATTTTATTCACTTCTTTTACCAGAGTCCTTGCTCTTTCTAGCTTCCCCTGCAGACGCGTCTTGTAGGTTTTCCAATACGGCTTCCAATTATCCGGGACAGAGTCCTTCTGGTCTTCGTCTAGCGATATAAAGATCGCATCTTTTGTGACCGAATCGTCCAGGTCGCAACGTTTACCCCTGAGGACTTTCAAGTCTCTCTCAATGATATAATAAACGTTCTTGCGCAGCTTTAACGATTCCATCCTGTCTGCCTCGATGTTGGACCACTTACCTCGATCACTGCAGATCAAGGCGGATTTGGTGAACTTTTTCCTTACCTTGTGTTCCCTGTAGTCTTCATGAATTGGCCAGCTTTGCAGGTCATAAGCCTCACTTACCACCTCTTTGAACCTAGAGCCTGGATAACTGGAATCAATGAAGTTTATAAACTTGGTGAATCCATCCGGACCGGTGAAGTCGTACTTTACGTTCTTATGTAGAAGGTAATTTGGGACCCTCATTACATACACGTTGTTTCCCTTCTTGTGCTTGTCTGAGTCAAGGAAACTTCTCAAGCGCCCCTTGCTGACAGTCTTCGTCCTAGTGAACAGGACTGTGAATTCAGCACTATAGTCAAGATCATGTCGCTCATCACTCACGCTGATACTACCATAGTCATTTCTGACACTGAATACCGATAGATTGTGGAAATAGATCCTTTGAGCCAATACCGATTGTGGAATCTTATCCTCACTAACGAATACCCTGACTGACTTCAAGTATTTCTGGGCCTGCCATAAATTCATCCCATCAATCATGCTCGAAACTTTACCGGAAACTTCATCCTTAATATCGTTGACCAGATCTACGATTCTAGCCACAGTGTCACCGCGATAGTCCAACGACTCCCTAGTGGAGGTGATGCTAAGATCACCCGTGTTAAAGAATAATACCATTCCAGACTTTGCCAGTTCCCGATGCTCTAACGGAAGCTTGTGACTATCCACCTCATATGGAATACCGTCGATCACCACCTCCATCACTCCAGCATCGGTGACTATCCAATTGTCACCCTTGAACAACTCCGGTACTGATGGCCATTCCAGGTTAATGCCCCTGATGGTTGGCTTATCAGCCCAATGCTTACATACCCTCGTGATGACATTCTTGTATGTGTCAACGTCGGATTCGTCGATCGGTAGAATGATGGTGGTTCCAAGATCTGATTCTGGAGACTCGACATTCGACAATTCGGCGTATGAAGTGAGGCCGTTTGAGTCGATGAAATGATATGTTACATACCTCCTTCTAATACCATTCTCGTCGTCGTACACCGTGTCAACGGTGAATGAGTCTCGGTTAGGGTCGGCAAAAGCCGTTTTACACCCGAGTCCAAAACCGCCGATTTCGTCATCAGAACCCCGTTTCGACGAGCCATAGTATGACGCGAACCCCTTCTCCATGCGCTCCGGCGAGATACCAATACCGCAGTCGCTAATGTGAAGTTCTCCTCCATTGAAGTTAACAGTTAGTTTGGACCTATTCGGTTCGAATGACGGGTCAACCCTTCGCCTCTCACGCATGGCGTCGATGCCGTTAGAAAGGTATTCCTGAATGCAGGCTCGGTATGGGTCCGAGTACATGGAGGAACGAGCTACCTGCTGGAACACGGCAATGTTTCCAATGCCATAATTCTTCACCTTCAACCCATTCAGGTTGACCTGCCTGTCTTGATCTACGCTAAGCTTCATTAGTCCTTTTCTTCTAGGTTAGATGGTTTCTTTCCCAAGGGATTGAGTTTCTTGAGTTTTGACCTGAATTCGTCAGTCTTATCGACCACCCTATCGTTAGGGTATCTGTTCCCGCTCTTTCGATTGGTGATTTTTATGATTTTCATGCTGCTGCTGGTCTGGTGATTTTCCAAAAACGGTCAACCAAATCGATAATGGCCGTCTTCATCTTGTACTTCGAGGCAATGGCGGAGAATCTCGTTGACAGCTTCTCCTTTAGGACCTCCGCCTTTTCGTGCTTTTGCATGTGGTCCCACACCTGAGAAATCATGCTCTTGGTGGTCATATCGACCAGAATTCCACCAATGCGTTCAGCGGCGGATGACTTCTTGCATGCCTCAATGAAGCTATTAAGGTCGGTCACCTTAACGCGCTTACACACTTTGATCGCTTTGGCGGTTTCGATAGCATCATGGTAATCCTCTATTGGGAGATCCTGACGGATTCTTGGAAGTGGTGTTGTCATACGTAACCATTTTAACACATAGTTTCTAATTTGTCAAGTTCTGTTTTTAATATTGACAAGCCGCGTAGTTATGGTAAAATATACATATGAATGATATGGACACCATTAATAAGAGACTGAAAGTAATACACGATATTTCAGTCAAGCAGGAATTCGAAAGAGGTAGGAATAGCAGCTGGTTCATTGATGAATACAACGAACTGGCGTGGGATAGGAGCCTTCCGGTAGTGATAATCCTGGCCCCTTTTGTCCTTATCGGGGCGATAATTTATCCGGAGTGTATCGTACCAGTTCTAAAGGTTATTCTACCATTCGCTGGGCTGTTTCTGGCCTGTGTGGCTGTTTTTGTCACCTCCTTATACCTCCTTCTTGCCATATTCAAGGTGATGGAATTCCTCCGCTGGGTATTTCTTAGCTTCTGGCGTCTATGGGAGTGGTTGACCAAAGTCAACTAGTTCGGCTAGCTAGCCAGAAGCATAGGAACACGAAGGATACAAGGAAGGCTTCTATTAGGATAGTCAGTAGTATTGCGGATACTATTCCCATATTACCTGTTGTTTACATATACATCGTCAGATGCTGTTATTATGCCACCCACCGTAGTCATATCAGCATATCTTGAGGCTGGTATCCCCTCGAAGTACACATCCCGACTTCCTTCTATCACTACCGATTTATCTGCGGCAACAGATCCTATAGCGACCGCCTTTGCTCCATTTATAAAAACCGTGTCGATAGGAGTTGATACTAGTGGGGAACGGGTCGGAACCCTATCGGGTGAGTACCCAGGATAAGGAATTTCAACTATTGTAGTTCTACACGCCATATCATCCAGTCACTACGATGCTTGAACCGACAGCTGGCCATTCTAGGACGTTGGAAGCGTTGGTTCTTTGATTGGCTGGATTAAGTTTATAGTTGTCGTTAACAAACCACCATGAGGAACCGCTCGAATCAAGGGATGGGGAGGCATTATCAACATAACCCCTTCTACGCGAGCACACTATCTTACCCATCCCGAAGCAATAAAACGCCCCAGGTTCCGTCGATCTTCCTCTGAACCATGGGATAAGCCCGGTTAGTGGTGCCCAGAACCTGTTCGCGGTGATGGTTCCACCCTTACCGATCCAAGACGCATTCGGTATTATAGGTTGACCACCGGCAGTCCTCGATATTGCTATCGAGTTACCACTAACACCAACCACATAATAAGGTCCAGGTGTCAGGTCAGGCGGTAGCAATAGTGAAGTGTTGGACGGCGATATAGTAATATCGTCTCCGACTGACAGACTGTTGCTACCAAGAACGGTGAAGGATAAAGCGTCGAACGTAGCCTTGGTAGGGATAGTGAAATTAGCTGAGAAATTAGAACTGGACGTTGGATTTCCGCCAAGAGAGTCCTTCTGAACCGACTTGGTCAAGCAGACATAGAGCATTGAAGAGCTTGAGTCGTATTTAACTATATCACCCCTGACGAAAACGTGGGACTTCGGTAGTGAAGTCCAGGTTGCGTTTTCAGTGATATCGTGCCAGATTATGTCGGCACCCTTTGATAACACCGCGAAGGACTCGTTGGCAGTGTTGTACTGCTCCTTCGCCATCCTCAGAGTCCTCATGTTACCTCTGCCGTCTATGTCAGTGACTTTATCACCTCTTAGGTAGGTAGTATTCGGAGAATAGTTTAGGAAAGTTATCGGGAAATAAGTGTCAGGATCGCTGGTCGGATAAGCCTGCGCCCCGTTTATCCCCTTGAGAACAGCATAGAAGGTATTACCGGCCATTACTAGCTGTCCTTTTTGATAGTTTCCACCGACAGTCCAGTACTTGAGGCATAACCCAGACTCCAAGCTGCCTTCGCCCCTCCACTCAACCGGTCTTGGAGTATTGGATGGCCTATTCCCTGACGATGTTGGATGAGCTACAGCCGCTGAATAAATCGACCCGTAGTCTCTGACAACCGTACCGAGACGCATTTCACCCCCACCTTCTGTACCAGCCGGAGCTACTCTAGCCTGACAACCGTGAAGCACTATGTTGGATATAGCGGCATAGGCCGATTTGATGGATGAGAACACTGAGTAGTTAACGCTCATTCCACAAGCAAACCTATTGCCAGTGAAGTACTTCTGACCAAAGTAATTCCCGAAACCGAATGCGAGAGACTCCTCAGTACCCTGTTTATAAACTACATCAGAGGAAATGGAAACCATCAGCCCATTGCCGCCGTCTAACGCTGTGAGAGCAAATCCCGCGAATTTGATGAACCTAGGGTTATCTACAACCACTCCGCCGATGCTATTCTGAATGGTTATTCTCCTATTCTTAGTGGAGTCTAGGGTATCAACAGCCGCCCTGATCGACTGCCCCTCCTGAATATCGACGAGAGAGGTATAGTCCGGTAGGTCGTCACTCGGGATACCCTCTGGTTCCCAAGGTTGACCAACGTATTTGGCGAGCCAAGAGTCCCTTTGAATCCTGGTTGTTACCTCTATGTCTAATTCGTATTTTGTTACTAAGCTTGTTCTCTCCATAGGGTTACTTTCTTCTTCTGATTACTGGTGCCATTGTCTGAAGCTGACTGGTCTCACTATCCATGATTATTTCCTCTGGTATAGCTACAGACTGATCAAAGAAAATGTGCTCTGTCTTGACCGGGACCGGATCGACGGCCACTAGTGGTATTCTTTCCACCTCCTCCTTGGTGAATTTTGGCAGGAAACGATCCTCTGATAACCAGTTAGCAAAGTTGGTTTCATAGAACTTGGCCTTCACGAAGTTGATGCCCTTCTCGCCAAGCTCCTGTCTCTCAGAGGCTTCCTTAGCCTCTCTGAATGTACAATCGCAGTTCTCTACGATCAGGAACCCGAACCAAGTGACTCCCTTAGTATCAACCAAAGTGTCTATGACTACTATTGAGTATACTCCACTCTTATGAGTGAGTCTGTCTCCTCTTTTAACATCTTCTGGTTTGAGCATCTCTTCAGACATACTTAGTATCTACTCCAATGTGGTTTGCGTTTTCTCTGCCATGACTTTGTAATTCTAGTTTGCCAACGGACTGTCTCGCCCATGTGTATCACCGATTTCTTGCCTCCGACATTACACTGAATTACTGTTGGTTTGGAAGTCTTCGGGACTATTTTTAGAAATCCTAAATCCACGGCTTTCCCATGTTTTATACGATCATCCAAGTACACAATCATGGAACCAGCCACGAACTTGGCTTCATCCCATGATATCTCGTTTATGACCATAAGCTCCTTGATGAGCTTACTCATATACACTCTTCTGAACTCAGAAGGTTTAAGCTTTTTGGGTTTTCTCTGGGTCTTCATAGTACTTGTACTCCCATGCCCTAGGAGTAAGCCTGAGACGCTCTGGTTTAGTGTATGGCGATGTCCTTCTCAATAGGTTCGTTCCGTCAGCAAGTCCGGAGTTTAAATGGATCTTAGAACCGTCAAGGTTGATGATTCCACCGGAAGTTACGTTTATCTTTCCTGCGGCCTTTAAGTGGAGGGCACCTCCACTCGCTATTTCAACGAATTTCCTGTTCTCGTCAATAAGAATATGATAGTCATCATTCTGACCTATTAGAGCACAAGTCAGGTTTTTATCATCCAGAACCAGCTTCCTGTCATCTATGGTCGATAAGTCTATCCTCTCAGAGGCATCGTCTAGGATCAACTTGTTACCACCCCTTGTCCATACCTCTATTCTCTGAAGAGCGGCGTTGATCCTTATCATGTGACCGTCTGGAGAAGTGGTCTCCCAAATCGCCGCCAAATCGTCCCAAGTCATTCTCCACCCCTCGAACGTGTACACTTGTATCTGTTCGATCTTGTTAACAGAGTCGGAACTTATAGTGATACCACGCTGTTTATCTATCTGCTTCTTCTGAGAATCGATAGTGCGATTACCGGTCCCTACCTCTAAGGTGCTGACGGCATTCTCGCTGTTGATAAACAGAATGTTACCCCAAAAATCGGAAAGTGCTATCTTATGCCTCCCGAGCCTCTCATCAAGCTCCAGCCTCTTCTGATTGGGAGTTAAGAACACGTAATTGTTTGGAGCGTCATTCGGGTCAACCCCCTTGACCTTATCCGTCTTCAACAAAGTGTTGTCAGGATACTTCTCTTGGGACCCAAAGAAAGATGTGGGATGACGCCAGTGTTGGGAATTACCTTTGGCGCTTGCTGTTTCATTTTTCCCGAATTCCGGAGACTCAACTGACCACCATCCGCCCTCCCAGACCGGGTATTCCGGGTCATGATTCTCGAATCTAACCCTTACCCAGGAATCGAGAGGCGGTATCCACCAGATACCACATTGATAACCACATGGAGCAGTGGGCCAGGCCCATGGCAACTCATCTACACTCAGATCATCGGAGTGAACGCCGAAGACCCTGACCTTGACCCTTCCGAGTCTGGCCGGATCAATTCTCTGCACTACCTTACCCTTGTAAATAGTGTCGAATTTAACGTGTTCATACTTTGATGTCATATGAGTTTAGACTTAGAATACTTAAAGTTTAGGATTTCTAACCCTCAGTGAAGAGAGTTCTTGACAAGCAACCAATTTCGTGTTAGAAGACAGGTATGCTACCGACCACATCCATGTTAGACACTCTCGAAAGACGTTTCGGTCTAACTTGGCTCTCACACGGGGGAGATCAGATAAACGTTCGATGCCCATACTGCCACAAGAGGGGTATGAGAGAGGACGCGAGTGGTCACCTTGGCATAAACACTAGACTGAATAAGGCCCATTGTGTAAGATGTGGCTGGGGTCATGGAAATGCTGCTTCATGGCTTGAGAAATTCGACATTCATATCACCGTCTCAGTGGTTGATGTGATAAGAGAAACGGACTCATTAAAGAAAATCTTCGACAAGAAGAAAGTTCAATTCGACTCAACCACGACTCCGCTTCCCAAGGAATTCAGCAGAATAACGAAGGATCAGAATGATTCTTTCACTGAGTCTCTGACGAGGAAAGGCATAAGTATCGGCCAGATGCTTTCCAACGGAATCGGGTATTGCGAGTCAGGGGCTTACGATGGATACGTCATATTCCCATTTTTGGAAGACGGAGAAGTGGTATATTTCCAAGGCAGAGCAGCATATCCAGACCTTCTTTCCGATCCCAAGAAAAAGAAGAAGAATCCGGAGTCCAGGAACGGAATGGGTAAGAACGCTTGGTTATACGGGATTCACCGAGCCAGAAAAGGGTGTAAGATGGTTCTTGTCGAGGGAACTTTGGATCAGATATCCGCTCAGAGCTTCTTCGACAAGAACTACGATAACGTCACAGTAGTTAGCATTCAAGGGACTAGTCTCTCATTCCCATCACCGGATAGGCATCCACTAAACTCACAATGGGGAAAGATAGCTTACTTCGACCCGGAAGAGGTGATGGTGATGCTGGATGACGATGCCTATAAAAAAGCCGTTGAGTTGTCAAATATTCTAAGCCTAACTGGGTTCAGATCGCGTGCCATCCGGGTGATTGGCGGAGACCCCAATGAAGTGTCAAGGCTGGAAGATGGGGATGACAGACTCAAGAAAGCCGTTGAAGGAACTTCCGAATTTGATCAAATAAAACAAACACTAGAACTCTCGTATGCTTGACATTAAAGAATGCCTAAATAATGGGCTGGAGGTGGTGCAGCAATGTGCCAGATGGTTTTTTAACACTAACGCATCACACTATCAAACCCAGGGATTTGATTATGGTGATATAGAGGGGCACCTCAATGCCGAGGTCTTAATGAGATACCTCCAGCTGGTCGAGAAACAACCTGACTTCTATAAGAAAGAGAAGGGGAAGAATGAGATGGAGTCATTCAGATCGTCACTCTATCAGAGTTGCAGAAATGCTTGTTTTGCCCACCATAGGAAGCATATTAGGAGCCAGAAGAGAGGTCTCAACTTGAGGAATGGGATGGTGCATTTAGACCATTCTGAACTCAATAGTGAGGGAATCGTGGTAAATGAGAGCTTGATTGTGGACGGCAAACCAGATTATTCAAGTATCTATAAACCCATCGCCGACTCCCTATACGACGATGGTGAGTTCACCGCTCTTAGACTCTGGTGTCTTCTATGGCATGAGAACAAGCCGTGGGTTACAATACTAATGTCAGAAGTAGGTAACGACAAAGAGAGAGTAATTTCGAAAGTTAGAGAAAAGGTAGTTAAATTTCTTCCAGACACAGCCCCAAACATCTCCCCAAAAATCATGGACCCACAAGAAAAAGAAAAATTCAGAAAATTGGCACAAAAGGCGCTCCAGACGGGGGCTATGAGAACCGTAGAGGAACCTACCGATTCAGTCTCAAGACTGTTGAATCTGGTGTCCAAGATGGATGAGTCTCAGGCCGACAGTGTATTGTCAATTCTATCGGGGGATCAGACAAAGCGTGTCGCTCTTGGCTCAAGATCAGAAGCGGTGACCGAGAATGCCAGAAGGTGGCTCGTTATCGACTACGAGATAATAAGCGATGCCCTCAATGTTGAGATAAACCCAGAGATGAACCCGCTGGTAGTTAGGAGAATCCTGGATGCTGCTATATCGAGAATGCCGTCCGAATCGAAAAGGGATATACCAGAGGTAGTATGGGATTTCGTAAGGTCTCTCAATGAAGTATTCCCAGGGGAGAATTCCGATTCGAAGATGAAAGTGATGGAAATAAAGGATTCGACCATTATAGTATCGGTTTCAACTCCATCAGTAGTTTCCTCCATTAAGGGATCACAAAGATGGATGTCCTGGATAGATTCGAACAACGTGACGTTCTGGCAAGAATCTAACAACATAATGTTTGAATCACCTAATTTTAGGGGAATGAATACAACTTTCGCAGAAACAGTTTTAGAGAGCCTCATGGAATGAAAAGGACAATGCCGCCGAGCGAGTATCATTTAAAGATCATACCGCAGAATAGGACCGAACTAGCCACCATGATCTATACGATGGGGGTATATGAGTCTGGGTTAGATGGTTTCAATCAGGATTTCTACCGAGATTTAGCGAAGGCATCTCTAGACGCCTCAAGCGTCTTCTTCGAAGAGCTTGAGAATAGAATCGAACTTGAAAACCAACAATCTAAAGAATAAACCGCATGTCAATAAAGGAATTAAGCAACGTTATATCGGATAACTTCGATGTTGACACCTCTGATTTCTCCGAGGATACCTTGCTATCGGAATTCATTGCTGATGATATAGAGCTATCCTTGCTGGTTGAAGCGATTAGCAACGAATTCGGGGTGTGCGTCACCGACGATTCGGCTGAGTCCTGGAAATCCCTCGGGGATGTAATGTCATCCCTTGAACATTTAACCGATTAGCATGTCCTATGTAGCAGTTAGGCGTGATGCATGAAAGATTACTAGTTATACTCATGCCGTCAAACATAGTACATAGGTTATTAAACGAAGACTCTGTAAGAATAAGGGAGTTGCCAGTCAGGTTAAGGAAAAGAGCGGCCAGCGTCTTGAGGAGTAATGGCAGAGCCTATTACGATTCAGATAAAGACGAAATCAGGACGCATAAGAAGGGGGACTGTTGTGTTCCAATCAACGACTCGCCGGAGACCATCAAGAAGTATCTATCTGAGGGAACAAGATTCATCCACCTGCAGGGTATTGGAAAGGTATCTGCCATCCTGGCCAGAGAACTGAAACCCGGTTACATACTTTCCTGGAATCAAGCGCCTGATTCTTATATTGTGAAGAGCGTCGATCCAATCTCTAATCACTACATCAGGGTTACTACGGAACACGTAGATTCTGGCAAGGAATATGTCCAGAAGATGAAAAAGGATAAGTTGGTGGCGGCTAAAAAACCCAACGTTGAATAACCTTACTCAAACGCTAGTTATTAACATGAGCAATCCTCTCGACCATAAGCCATTCAAAAACGTCTTTGCCGGAAAAGGAGTCAAGACAAAACAGCATTTCAAGCCAAACAGCAATCTTTCTGGTTATGGAAAGGGCAGTGACGTAACGGTCAAAGGTAACAAGCTAGCTCTACCGGTAACTAGGACTGGCTCCAGCACCGGTAAACTGGTGAAGAGGACTTACACCGACGTGGCTCCAGGACTACAAGGTGGTCTCCGGGAAACGGTCAAGGTTCTTAGCGATATCAAGTCTTTCTGTGAATCAAGTAACTTTGGTTTGAAGAATGAAGATGGTGACGTCATCGGGTATGTGAACACTGCAGAAGAAGCCAAGAGAGCCGTCAATGACGGCAAGGCTTATTCTTATTTCGACAAGAATCAGATGAGGAAATCGATCGACGCTAGGACCAAGGTTCTCACCGGTGAAAGCACGATCTTAGAAGGGGATAGTGTATTCGTGATGGCAGATAACAGCAGCCTGTTAGTTCCTGAACTTCTGAAATCCCTCGATTCGTTAGGAATCACTCTCAAGGATAATCAAGAACGCGGTCGTTATGAATTGTCCAAAGATGGCGTGGGAAGTACTGTCTGGTATCACGGAGAGAATTCCAGAAACATTTCATCGAATCTCCTCAGGGCTATCAAGAAACTAGGTTTCACCGCCAAGCAGATCGGTCATGGTTGGGAATATGAAATAGCCCCAACCATGACCAATGAATCAAATGACCCATTCCAAGCCTTGATTACAAGAGTAAGACACGCTCGCAAGACTGGAGACAAGGCCAAAGAAGTTCAAGCTCAGGACGAACTTCATCGCCTTGCTACAAGGCATAATAGGATGAAGGACCCGGAAGTTCTTGACGCTCTTTCTGAATCTAAGAGCACAATCTCAGAAGGAAAGAGCGTATTCGTGATGGCTGATAACAGCAGCTTGCTAGTCCCAGAACTTCTTAAGTCTCTCGCTTCGTTAGGAATCACTTTAAGGGACAATGAGGAACGTGGTAGCTATGAATTGTCCAAAGACGGTGTGAAAAGCACTGTCTGGTATCACGGAGAAAATTCCAGAAACATTTCATCGAGTCTCCTCAGGGCTATCAAGAAACTTGGTTTCGATGCTAAACAGATCGGTCATGGTTGGGAATATGAAATCACTCCATCTGGGGGTCATGAAGAGTAACAACAGTTATGCATAACGCTATATTTCCAATAAGAATAGATGAAATCGTTCACCCAAGGGTGGCCGACGAATCCTTCCTGAAGATATTCGTTCAACCGAGAAGGGCGATAACCAGTAGTCCCTCGCAGAACGACACTGGTATAAGCAATCAGTGTGACATTGCCGTCCTACTGAAGAACTATGGAGATGCTGATGTCATCTTCAAGGTGATGTCAGCAAGAAGAAGTCATGCCGCAGAGAGCCAGGAAAATGACGCTGCGTACTCTGAGGCAGTGGCCGCTCAGACTCTAAAAGCCGGTGGATTCTTGCAGATCTTGTTGCAAGAAAGGGATATGAACTTATTCTCTTTCGTGATGACTAGTTCCACCAACTCTAGACTCAGGGTGGAGGCTTCGTCAGCCGCTGATCTGACAGTCTGGAAGTCGTATGAGAGAGAGGGTGAAAAAGACACTCACCTTGACACTTTCCTTCAAGACGAGACTCCCAAGATTTTCTATTCAAACTCATCACCCTCATCCGAATAAACAATGGCAGGATCATCTAGAGTAGTAGATTTGGCCTGGAGACGCCAGTTCAAAATTATGGAGAACAGGGTCAGGAAGTCCTCCGTCGCCAATATGAGGAAGCCTGTTAGGATGAGGCGTCTTACTGAAGGAGATGAAGTGACCACCTTCAATAAAATGCTAACCTCCGCTATCACCTTCTTTGAAGGAAGGGAGGACGAGGTGGTTGACCTTCCACCGGATAGTCCTGAGAAGTTGACCATTGAGGCAGTAATGGGCGTGTTGAATCAGTTTAAGGCCGATTCAGAATCAAGCCCAAACACGGTCAGGGAGAACTCCAAATTACTTTCTGATAAACTCAGGAACATGTTCCAGGATAGAGCCTCTCCGAGTTCGCCTGTCATTGACTATATCAACAAGCTCAGAGAGAACCTCATGCAGCTTCACAACTCCGTCAGCCCAGAAACACCAGTCGCCCCAGAAGCTGGGTCAGAGAAGTCTGGTGAAGAGACTCCGAAGCCTGAAGAAGCTCCCGAACCAGAACCTGCTGCAGGAGGGGAGGCTGAGGGAGAATCGTTAGCAAAACAACTTGGACTAGCATGAAAGACATAAACTCCCAATTATACGGCATCTACAGCTTAAAAGGAACGGTCTCGGAAGGAAGACTCCTTAAGGCTGGGTTCAGCAAAGCAGCGATAGGAAAGGCCGTTTCGTCTAATGGCTTAATCAGAGTATCTGAAGGGTTTTACAAGGCCAATCCTCAGATAGCGAAGAAGCTACTCAAGATGGTTGAGGGCGAGTTATCCCCAGGCCAAGAGGTTTATCGTTACAAAGATGGCAGAATCCAGAAGGCCCAGGTAGTGAAGGATGAGGGTTCTAAGGTCATGATCGTTGACCCACAAGAGAAGTCAGTTGACGATGCCGAAGAAAAAGAGATAATTTCGGATGAGGAAATAGAGAAACTCAGAAAGTAATCGTGATACCAAAAGTACTCTACACTGGATCATCAAGTGATTTCCTGAAGAGGATGTCGGCCTTCGCTGATACTCTTCCGGATCTCTTCAGAAGAATCGATGGGTTGAAGCTCTCCAGATCGTACACTGGACTCAAGCCGATAAAATTCCTAGAGAGTCCGGTAAACGGAGAGAAGATAGTATACGATAGATCAAGGGACGAAATAACGATTCACCCATCCAATTTCACAGCCGGAGATAGGATAGACGCTTTTTTCTTCAAGGCATTGGGAAAGAGGCATTGGGAGATGAACGTCTCATCAACCAACAAGATAAAATGGGCCAACCAATACTGCTTTGTCAAGGAAGCATTAATTGACAGACTATCCGAGTTCATGCACGGTAAGCTGAGCTTCAAGGAAGTGATCAGCATGTTCACTACGGCTGTTGATAAGCTGATAGTGATACACATTTTAAACGCCCTCACTCACAATTCGGTCACGCCATCTCAGCTTCAATCGATCGACTTCAAGAATCACGCCAGTGTCAAAGACTTCGTTGAGGGCAGGAAGCCTTATTCATTGAAGCCTTTGCTATCAACTTATGGTGGAGACGTCAGAAGACTCAGTGATTATTCTGAATGCTTCTCCGAGTGGTGCTTGAACAGGGGTAACTTCAAGATTACTGAAACTTCCACCAAGGAAGAGTTCAAGGACCTGTTCTTGGCGGTGTCATCCTAAACGTATTGGTTACGAATGAGGTAATCAATCAAGAGCGTTGGATGGCCCTCCTTTGATTTTCCGTTGCGAAGGTTGATATAGTAAACCGTTTTACCGTCGCGGTTAAGCTGGCCTAAAAACTTGTAAAAAACCTCTTCGCGAGTGGGAAGTCGAGAGTCCTTAAGCCATTGCCTTTCGGCAGCGCGATCTTGATTTACTTGACGGGCAGCGTGAATCGCTTCTCTCATATATCATTTTAACACACACTTGATAGTCTGTCAAGTTAATATTACTGCCTCCACTTCACCCCGCCGATGGACAAGTTGACCGACCAAGAGGCTGGTGAAGACCCGTCATCGTCTGAGTCAAACCCTTCGATTGATATGGACTTTGGCCATACATCGACAAGCTTTATCTCGTATATCGCTTCCTTGCCATCTGGTCCGTACACCTCTATGGAGCCTTGTCCGACTATTTGATCATATAGTCCCACTCTATCGGAATTGAGAGAATATACTCTCTTGCTCCAGGTAGTGAAGAAATCATATACTTCTCTCTCCCTAAAGAATCTCACATTGACGGCTAATGATGACGTGCTCTTACCGGACGGTACGTCATAGTCAGAATTGAAAGCTCTATACTTTTCCGAAGCAATTTCATCGACTAGGCTTCCCAGTGATTTCACATGGAGATGACCGGACCCGCCCTCCGGCATGGATCTACCTAATGGATCTGTCAGTTTCAGTATGTAGTTGGCTTTCCTTAGTGGTTCAAGGTCGTAGGCCAGCCTGTTTACCGGAGTTCTTAATAATCCCATTATAAGGTGGTAAATGTGTCAACTGAGGTGTAGGTGGTGCCTTGGCTATTGGTGGCGTAGGCTTTGTAACTGTAGCCAGTGGCTGATGTCAGGCCGACGATCAGGCCGACGTTGACGGTGAAGATCCCAGTGGTTCCGGTTCCGGGTTCTTTCGTAACACCGGTTCCTCCAATTATTGGGTTGCTGTTGGTTCCAGTCTCGCTGTAAACAACACCGCGTTCCGTTATATCATCCCCGCCATCAGAGGTGACGTTACCTCCAAGTGTGGCGGTTGTGTCCGTTACTGAGGCTTGAGTAGGAGTAGTGACGGTCGGCGTGGTGGCTGGTCTAGTAACCGATATCGAATAGTTCTCTGTAGTAACCCCATCTTGAGCGGTTACTTCGACGTCAACGATATTCGGGTTGGAGTTCAGATTAACTAAGCTAAGTGAACCGCTCTGTGACCCGGAGGTAACTGTGGCGTATGACCCGCTGTTTATCCTGACCTTGACGGTGGCGTTAACTTGGGCCACTGTCGGGGTTACAGTCATCGTCTTGTTACCTTGTGTGACCGTTGCCGTATAAGACGTTTGTATGCTGCTAAACGATGGAGTAAGAGATAATGAGGAAGGAGGAGATCCAGAGAGCGCAGAAAGTGCGCTAAGCAATGCATTATTACTCAGAGTCGAGAAGGTCAATACATTGCTGTAGGTAGTACCTTCGGCGTTGATAGCGTAAGCCTTGAAATTATACGCCGTTCCGGGCGACAGACCAGAGATAGACTTAGTGAAGGTACCAACGGTTCCGGTGGCTACCGACTGAGTAACTGAGGTGCCCCCTATTATTGGGTCAGCATTATCGGCCAGAGCCGAATAAACGATACCTCTTTCGTAGATCGCCGCCCCGTTGTCTGTAACAACCGTTCCGCCAACTATTGCCGAGGATACTCCAACGCTGGTGAAGGTAGGACTGTTGACTGTAGGAGCGGCTCTCCTGAATATGCTCAACTCATAGATTTCGTCAGTGGTATCGTCTTGGGCTACGACCTCTATCTCTATAATATTGCTGCCAGCATTGAGGTTCAGATTTCCACTCTGAATCCCACTTATCAGAGTTGACCACCCACCAGAGTTTATCCTGACCCTCATCGAGGCGTTCGATTGTATTGGGGTGGCGGTAACCCTGGCCCAAGTCACAGAATTTTGTATTGATACTGAATACCCGGTCGTGGTGTAGCCGTTGAATGCTGGACTGAAGATTATTCCAGCAGCATCACTGCCGACAATCGACAGAGTGTTCAGGAAGGCATTATTGCTCAGAGTAGTGATACCATGTTCATATGCCAACGATCTTTCAAGGAATGATATCTGATCGTCGTTCAGAGCAGAACTGAACACCATGAAGGTTGTCAATCCACCGTTAAATCCTCCAGAACCTGAACCTATGGAAATATTGCTGGTCAGTCCTCCTATTATGGAACCGAAAACCTCCTGCGGGGATGAGGCGAATGAGGTGAACTTCCTAAACCTAGAATTATCACCATCGAGTACTATGGTGTAGACGCCAGCGGCTGAGCCTGGTCTCCCTCCAGTTATGAGAGATCCGGAGACCCCAGACAAGGAATAACTTAAGGAATCCCTTGAGAAGGTTATTGAGGTACCTGATTTGAAGACAACTCCATTGCCACTCATCTTCGCCACGAATATTATTGTAAGACTCTGTGGCTTATCTTGAGGCAACGAATAACTGACGAATTTATTATTAGAGGTGAAGTCGAAGTACCTAATTGCTGCCACACCATTGAAGTTACTTCCAACGTACACCGGCCTGTTAGCGATGGTACCTTGAGCGAAGTTTCTACCATTACCAGAGTAATCAGTCCATGTTTCCAAGTTACCACTTACGAGAGTGAAAGTGCTTCTCCAGGACATCCACGACCACGGCTTTATAGAGTATAGACTCAGGATCTTCGGAACCTCAACAGTTCCTATTAGAGAACCGGTCGGATCGAAGGCTGTCGAGACCGTCGCTAAGGGGGTAACGGTTCCTGATCCACTGGCTATCAGGTTGATAAACCTGCCATCGAATGCGTTGATTTGGCTGATCGCCAGTCTGATGGACGAAACGCTTAATCTTATGGCGTACAAGTCGGCAGTCAGCGAGAACCCAGTGTATATCGTATTAGCAAACGCTACTCTAACCTTTTGACCGGTGGAGAAGTTATGCAATGATTCGAATATTAAGGAATCTTCCGCTACGGATGTTTGAGCCGATACCGGTTCCCCATTTGGGTCATCCACTGCCTTATTGAATCCCCTAATCACTATTCTCGGAGCAGTGTATGGAGTTGTGATCAAAGGCGAAGTTCCTGATACAGTGGTTTTGATCAAACTACTGCCGAGACTGGTGACATCCCTTATTATGATCGGGTCGCCTACATCAAAGGCACCCGATGACATATCATCGAGAACCAATACCATGACTGAACTATTGGTTATAGACTGTGCTCCAGCCAGTGTGTAATCGCCTCCATCTATAGTGATATTATTATTATCTATCGATATTACGGTTCTATCTACCAATTCAGTGCTTATCCTTACAGAATCCCCTTCACGGAATCCTATAACGTTATTCATTGCGAAGGTAATATGACCGTTTCCATCAGCAGGTCCACCACCAGACACTATCGTAGAGGAGTAAACCAATGTGCTAGTAACCCTAGCCGTGATCTCACCGGTTAAGTCGAATATGCCGCCAGAGACAGCATGCAGATATGAGCCGCTTATCTCATTTGATATGTTGGCTACCGAAGCCAGGTCATTCGATGGTAGGTTTATATCAGTGACCGGGTTCAACAAACGAATAGTCAAATCACCATCCCCATCAGTTCTCGCGGAGACCACATCTGTATTTTCCCCATTGAGAACCTTCCCAAACACACTTGGATGTTGTTTTATGATGTGCGTTGACCTGCTTACCACGTCCACTCCTGGAGTCACCACCGGAGCAGCTGGTGAAACGTAGTCTTTCCTAATGGTAAGCTTCCCATAAACTGGATCAACAGCTACTAGATCGTATATACCAGTGTATTCGGAGTAATTCGATATTTGTACCAAGTGGAAACCTGGTATCCAATCGGAGGCGTCAACAGCCTCGGCCATTTTGGGATAGCCTGATGTTATTACTCCAACATAGGCTCCGCGAATGGTGACTGAGGGTAAAGTGTCAACGTCTCCAACGTCCACGTCGTCCACTAAGTAGGAACCATCATAAGACCCGCTGCCAGTGGACGCCCAATTTATGTTTATTTTATCTCCAGAGGTAAGTTCCCCACTAGTGAATGCGCCATCGAATTCTTCGCGGTTCAGAATGACCTTCAGAACTCCGCTGGAATCGACCTTAGTCAGAACTCCATTCACTCCGGGCGAAGTTATTGGAATTGCGGCCCCGTCTCTCTCATCACTAAGGTCGAACTCGTCATCCAACTCGTCAACAACATTCGTCACGTAGTACGTCTCACCACTCACAAGACCACCAAATTGTTCCGCTTCGGAAGACGAAGAGGAGGAGGAAGATGCGCCGTCGAACACGAACACCACCTGGTCGCCGTTTACGAGACCATGACCCGGTCTATATAGGGAATATGGTGAGGTGGTGCCTATTGTCGTTACTCCATCTATCACCACCGGCACATTCTCGATGGATTCTATGCTAATGTTGTTACCGAGTATGACGTCAGTGTATCTGGAGGATGATTCGGAACTGGAACTCGGATCAGATAAAACGTCACCTGCATTGGCAAAGCCAGCTATTCTTGCTGATAAACGGGATTGTCTTATATCGTTTACGACCGGCGAGGTGGTCAGAGCCAGATTAGACTTAAATAGCTTGTTAACATTGGATACCAAGAAGAAATTGGATTCGTTGACTATGCTAACATCGTTAATGTTGGTAAGAGTTATCTTATTATTAACGGTATCTACTGATATTATATTGTTCTCAGCGTAGTTGCCGTTGTACCCAGAAACTGATCCCTCAACCGTTATGACCACGGCGGTCTGGAAATCGGAGGCGTCCTCCACAGTCATCTCGATGCAGGCCACTGAGGCTATCGTGACGGAGGTTACAGACGTCACCTTAGTAGTCTTCTCGAATGATCTCTGTGTCGAGATGTCAACGTCGAGACTTCCTGGAAATCTCAAGAAACAGCCATTGAAAATTACCCTCGCTACGTTCTCCCCGTTTCTGATTCTAGCTATCGGGGTCCATTCAGAGCCACCGTTTCCATCTTTGATGGATTCCATTACGACAGCGTCGTATTTAGTGTCTAGTACTAAATTTGAATCCCCACCATTTATGCCCTTGACTATTACAAATGACCCGGTTGAGTCATTAACCTTCTTAATGACTACCTGACCTATCGCGTCATTTGGATCACCAAGGTCTATAATTGATATTGGCGTAGAGTTAACCAGTAACACACCATCACTTGGCTGTACTTCATAAATTGTGGTGGCAACATCTAGTATATTACCCTCCACCACCACGGAGGATCCTCTGGAGATCAGTTTCCTCCTCCTATAGGATACGCCATTCTCAGTGGTGGAGAAGTAGAGTCCACCAGCATATTGGTTGGCCGTTCCAGAGACGGTTCCATCGAATTCCCTCTCGATCACTAGGTAGCCATTTTCCTTATCTACCAATGACACCTCATAGACGCCGTCATAGAGTCCAGTTCCGGATATCTTTATGTCGTGATGGGAAGCCCACGCTAAAATGTCGTCAATATAAACCTTGGACTCAGTAGCTGAGTGGAAGGCAAAGCCAAGTATGGCCCACTCACGAGGAACAAGTCCATCCATCGTGATATCTGGAAGGTCAGCCAGGATCAGTGAACCAGTCATCGACTTGTTACCATCGGTCTGTAGGAGACCGTGATTTCCAAGTATCGGACCGATCATTGTGCCACCGGAGGTAGTAAGGGTCTCGCCACTTATACCAAGAACATCGTCTATGTAATCCTTGGTAGTGACCTGATCGTCCAATTCCTGAGTGGCGTACTTGAAGGTAGCGCCAACTCCTTCTGAAGTAACGTCTATAGGTCTCGGCTGGGACAACAGGAGTGTGTTGCTGATGATGAACGAAGTTGGCCCATCAATCCTTGAAATTATAGTATTGGTTTGGAACCCTACGCCATCAATGGGTTGACCAACTGCAAGGGAAGCAGTCGATCCAGTGTACAACGTAGTAGATCCAGCTTCCCCAACAGTGGAATTACCGAAGGTATAGGCAAGTTTAAACTGGTTCTTTACCTGGTCTCCTGGAACAGATACTATGTAGTAGGTCGATCCACTCGTTATCCCTCCAAATCCGGACGTGAAAGTCGGTATAACAGATCTTCCTGATTTGAACCCATGTGACTGAAAGGTAAAGATGTCTGTCACAGGGTCTGCTGAAACCCCTACTCTCGGAACGTTGTAGTATATAAGACCGGTCATCGTACCGCCCGATCTGGCCAGTCTATCCATCATCACCGAGTCAACGTACAATTTATTAGTCAGGTCGTCATTATCTGACACCTGAGTTGACACCGGTAGCTTCAACTTGCCGGTTAGGATGCCACCGGCCAAAGCTTGAGAGTCAACGTACTTCTTATTGGTGAGATCAGCCTGATCGTCTATAGTGGTAGCAATCGGCAATTTAAGCTTTCCGGTCAGGACACCACCAGCCAAAGCCTGCGAATCAACGTAAGCCTTATTGGCCGCATGGAGACTGGAGGTAGGAGTCTGACTCAAAGTCAGGAACCCAGTAACCACGCCACCTGATAAGGATAACTTGGTGTCCACATAAGCCTTATTGGCCGCGTGGTTATCACTGACGGGGGTTAGAGGGATGCTCAGGAACCCGGTCATCTCTCCTCCTGCGAGAGGGAGGTAACCAGATGAGACCGCGTCCACATACTCTTTAGTGGTAAGCTGCTGTTGGTTCACCACCGGAACCGATGGATCCATCAAAATGGCACCGGTCATCGTACCACCGGCTAACGCGAGTTTTGTATCCGCATAAGCCTTATTTACGAGGTGATTCACACCAGTAATATCACCAGTATATGATACGTTGCCCTCTATGGTCTGGTCAGGACCAGTCTTAGCCAACTTGTCGTCCAGTTCTTCAGACAGGCCGTTTATCTTCCCCATCGAGATGGAGCCAGATATGGAGGAATCTGATAACTGCCCGAAAGTCCAGCCGTATTCATCCCTGTAAATTACACTACCAACCGGTATAGAGCTTATTTCTATATTCAGAAGGGAGTTTAGCTCCTGTGCTCCTATCAACTCCCAATCAGTGTTCAACAGGTCCGGTTCACTATTCTTCGAACCATTCTTTGCTACCCATACCGATCCGGAGAAAGAAACCACGTATCCCGGATGATAGGAAACCTGCCCATTCCAATGACCTGCCCAGGCCATTCCCCTCACATTCAAGGGTAGGGTACTTTCCTGAGTTGAAGCCGTTGAATACACAATACTCAAATACTTGCTTTTGAGTAGTCTGTCTGTGGATGGGCTAACAGCTGTTATACCGGTCAGTTGCACCGACTGGCCAGGTGGTATATCAACGACTTTCTCGTTAGAACCAACGTAGTAGTAGGCACTAAGAGACTGGTTAGTGTTATTTTTAAAGGTTACGTCCACATTAATAACTAGCGTTTATTTCAAAGCGCCAGGGACGTCCTTACTATTTTTCACCTTTACCTTCTCCTCCCTCTCCCGTTTAGCCTTTCTAGCGTTTTCAACTATCCTGACAGCTGGGTTCTTCGGAGCATCCTTCCTAGATTCTTCGATGGCTGACATGGCCTTCATAGCGGCGTTTACATCTTCGATCAGTAATCCGGAACCGTCAAGTCTGTTGCTGGCTGACTCAGTTAGGGTCATCTTGGACGGTCTAGGGATTGGCCAATTAGCGCTGGCCATGACACTCACATTGTTCTCTATGTGCTCCACTAACGAAGTCCTTTTATTGATGAACATCTTCTGCATTTCAGCAAGGTTAGAGTTGAGGTTCTTGATAGTCCCGCCAACTTTATCCCTATCCGATTTAGATGCTTTCATGTTCGAAATGCTCTCAACCAGTAGATTGTGGATCACCTTCTTAGCCTCTGTTGGGATCTCCTCTTCTGGTTGTGGCAATTCACCCTCCGGAGAACCCTCTGTGCTAAGATCACCGAGACCGAGATCACCGCCTCCACCTCCGCCACCTCCCATGCTTCCGAACATGGAAGAGGTTGAATCATTACCGGATGCCGCTGCCGATGCTGCCATCGCCAGTTTAGCCACGTCAACGAAGGTACGCGGGACGTGAAGGTATTCTTTGAACACCAACTCCATGGTTGCCTGATTCGGTATTTCGAGGTCCTTACAGATCTGAGTAAAGTCCCTCGCAATATTCATCTGGGACTCAAGGGTAGCCGCATTCACCTCCTCTTCGAGGGCGGATATTTTCGACATCCTGACCTTGATGTTATAATTCTGAGGATCCTTACCCATTAGAGCCAAGTGGATGCTAGCCAGCTGCCAGAATCCGTATATCACCGGTCTCCTGAGGACTCTTATCATTCTAGCGAACCGTATATCCTGTGATACCAACGAAGCTTTTGCCAAACCTCCACCGCTATCGTCTCCGTGACCTATGTAAGCCTTCGGTATCCTGGCTCCCCCGTAGAAGCATTTTGCAAGATACTCCAGGTCATATACGTCCGGGACCTCTTTATCTCCGGTAAGAATCTGATACTCAGACTTCTCATCGGTTCTTCTAGGGATGAACAGCATGCTGTCCATGGCTGGCGGATCGAATCTGCTTTCAAGCATTCCCGCATTACCAATCATGCTCCTCTGGCGCATCATGCTCTCAAACATGTGAACCTGCTCCATGAGGGTAGTGAAGTCTTGAGTACCGCCGTCAACCCAGAACAAATGCTTGTTCGGCATACAATGCAGTCTGTACATGGTCATTTGATTAAGACCATACTGCATCCTCTTGAACATCGGATACAGGTGTTCCACCAATGACGAGCCGTATTCAGAGTTGGGGTCTAACAGGTTTCTGAAGTGGATGAAAGACCAGGGTGAGAAAATATTCTCGTTGCCCTTCATTGTAGGCTCGGCTGGTTGCTGCCCCTGCCAAGTAAAACCAAGTAATCTTTTACTAGTAGTGTCCCATATTCTGCGTATCTCTTGGTGGGGTACTGAGACGAACCCTACTACACCCTCAGAATTGTTCCACAACACCCTCCTGAAGTGGTTTCCCTTACCAGCCAGCTGGTAGCATATCGAATAGATGCTGTCTTCAACCCCTATTCTTTCCAACATCTTGTTCAGATCCTCCTCCACGGAGGAATCGTTGCATTCATACCATACGGACTTCTGCTTATTAATGTCAAGCTGGCTGGCCTCCTCAGCGTATGTCTCGATAATCGGCCTTCCAATATCCGAGTTCATCATGGTCTCCATGTCCGACTGCTTATCAACCGGATTATCGGATGGCCTGAGTAGATCACTGAAGGATCTTGCCGTGCCGCCGCCACCTCCCCCTTGCATGTCAGTCCATGACGGCTTCCTACCCTTGACCTCCTGACGGGTTAGGTTTACAGGTGAGGATGAATACCATCCGAAGAGCTTGTGGAGAACTGTTTGACTGCCCATTTTGATTTAGAAATCGGTTCCGTTTATTACTACCTTCCCCAAGACAGCCTTCTCCCTTGGTATCATGGCTATAGTGTCAACTTGAGAATCGACACTTCCGAGATTGACGCTATATGAGGTTATGCCGCTTATTGAACTCACTAATGAATTAAGAGTCTGTTTCTGGACCGATTCTTCTACGGTAATGACCCTAGCGAAGTAATCGGTTATGGCCTTCTTAATTTGCTGCCCAATATGAACCAATGACCCACCATTCAGGGTGTCGTATGAGACGTAAACATTGATAATCTTCTCGTATTGCCACCCCATCTGGTACCAGTCGGTATTCAGGACCACAGCATTGACTGAATAATCATCATTCAGTGGGGTTTCCGGCCTTATCGTTACACTGTTGCCGGATATTGAAGCTATGATGGAGGAGGTGGCCGACTTACCAAATTCAAAGAAAGAGATTATACCATTGACCGCAAAATACGAGGCGTCATCAACTGTGATAGTAATGTCTGACTTCGAGACCGGATTAACCAACGTGGCTTTATAGGCTGGCTGAATGGAGTTAACGAACAACGTATACTCAGAAGGAGGGATCAGATTCTCATAAGGGGAGTAGAAGCTGACCCATTCCACTTGCTCAATCGATTCCACTGCCTCGTACAACCTGCTCATCGATAGTTGATTACCGGGAAGGAGGGATTTGAAGACACCGTTCACAGCCGCTCTAACTGCTTCGTAAGTCTCAAATTCGTCAGCATCACCAGAATACTTGTATCTGAATTCTATTGGGACACTCTTCACAGGACCGTCCAGAACGATGACTTCATCGCAGATCATCTTCCTTAGATCAAGGTAATCTTTCAATTTCCTCTTCAGAATATCATTTGGTCTGGTAAGTTGACCGTTCACTCCCTCAGCCCACGTGTATACCCACACAATATTCTGCTCACGGGGTACCATGTTGGTGTTTAATACACTCTTCGCGAACTTTATCCTTCCACCTTGTTTATCAACGAAGTTGGAAGCAAGGTAGTCGTAATCCTCAGCGCCGACTGCCCTATCATTGGTTCTGATGAAGTTTTTAAGATTGGATCTCACGGAGTCCATTGACTCCTTGTCCTGACCTCCTCTACCGACCGTATATGGGTTAGACGCGAAAGCCGTTACCAAATCGCCAGTGGAAGACTCCACCTGAACAGAGGTGTTAAAAGAGCCTTGTTGCACGTTACCATCCTTGCCGCCTCCTACCCTGTACTTTATCTCCACTACCGCGTTGCTTGGGAGAACCTTACCGAATCTGCCGTCTCCGAATTTTATGGAAGCCCTACCTAACTCATCAGTCGTTATTTGGTAGGCCCTTGAAGTGGGTGTTTCGAATATCAGGTTGCTAGTCTCTTCCCACTGGATACCATTCACGTAAACTTCCACCCCGGTACTGGTTATTCCCTCCCCTGAGAGGGCGTTTCCAAAGAATCCGGCTGGCATCGGGTTATCACTCTCCGCGAAAATGACTGGATAGAAGGCTGTCTTCACGGACCAATTAACCCTATCATCCAGACTGGTTGGTACAGTGTATGACTCTGAGAAGCTCTCCCCTTGTGTTACTTCTATGTTTCTATTCTCGATTACCCATTGTCCTACGAAATCATAATTCTGATCCCAAGCCCTATCCAGGAACAAGACAGACTTATCGTAGGCATCCGAAGCTAACTTACCAACACCTATGATGGCGTATTCATTCCTCGTGGAGTCCGGGGGCGGTCCGAATACTTTCGTCACCGGATCGTATGTCCTAGTCAGCTTCAGTATGGAACCATCAGAGACGACGCTGAAACCCACTTCCGAGGATAACCTATCACCGTTAATGTCCGTAAGAATTGCCTGACTTGACCCAGCCCTAAGGCAAATCAGGGCATCCACCTTTTCCACTACTCCAGTGGTAGAAATGACCGAACCCTTGAGGCTTCCATACCTGATTACTTCGTGAACGGGGGTGAACCGCCCCGGCTCTATATAGTAATCTTTTGACACTTCCCAAACCAAGCCGGTGGAATTCCTAAGCTTCTGGCCTTTCTTGATAAGGAAGTACTGCCCAGACTGAGGTGTTGACGTTGACTGGCAGTATAGTTCTATGACTGCTGCCGTTGCCCCCCTTACTTTGTAACCTATTTGACTGCAGAAGTGCTGTTGTGCCTCAGTTGTCTTATGTGTGTCGATGAATGACTCACCAGCTGCCATATCAGCGGTATAACTCAGGATAGAGAAGTCATAAGCCACTAGATCAAGCAGAATTTTACCCAAGTCCCCTTCATAGAACGAGTTCCAGCTTTCTGGCGATTCCCTTTTCAGGGTATCAATTATGGCTTGGAGATTCGTATCGAACTCCCTACCCGTCAAGTCTATTGCCTTATTAGTTGCCATCTCACAATAACTAGTGGTGGAAGCGTTCTTTCATGCATGATTACACTTGAGAAAATAGTATTAAAGAACTTCTTTTCTATTTCCAATGCTGAGATAAATCTAGAAGATCAGGGTCTGGTAGTTGTTCATGGTAGGGTCGGATCTGGTAAAACCGCTTTAACATGTGAATCCGTTCTCTATGGTTTGTATGGAACTTCCTTTGAGTATGGTCAGAATCCAGGACAGGCTGTCAAGAAGAATACCGAAAAGGAATTCTCAGTGGTAGTATGGCTGAGATCTGATAATAACAGATTTCGCATCATGAGGGGTAAAGATCAGAGTCTCAAACTGAATGGCCTTGAGTTGCATAGAGTCAATGATGACGGCACTGAGGATAGGCTTACCAGAGGTACTTCGAGGGACACTCAGAAGCTTATTTCAGAAGGTCTCTTGAAGATGTCCGAGAGGCTGTTCAGGAGGAGTGTCGTGTGTTCAACTGACATGGGGAAATTCCCTGATGCTTCAGATGGTGAGAAAAAGTCTATCCTAGATGAGTTACTTGAGTTGTGGATTGTTCAGGGGGCGTATGAGGAAACGGCTGAGACACTGAAGTCTCTCAAATCCAAGTTGGAGATGGCTAATAGAGAGTACTCGATAGCCACTGAACGTCTGAAGGAGGAAGAATCGTACAGCGATCACGACTCTGATAAACTGAAGATGAGTCTCAAAGAAGAAATGGAGGTAATCGAGTCTAAAAATAAGGAATTGGAGGACTTGGAAGAAGCTTTCAACACAATGTCCGAGAAGATAAGCTCCAGCGCGAAAGAGGCCAAGAAGAGGATAAGATCCGTGCCAGACAACATCACTGATGAAATCTCTACCATTAAATCGTCATTAAGAGAGATATCAAGGAAGAAGGAGTTAGCGCGTCAAGGAAAATGCCCAGAGTGTGGGCAGGACACTAGTGAACTTTGTGGAACTCATGACTTTGGAGACTCTGAGGCCAGATTGAGCGAAAAACTAGGAGAACTTGCCTCCCAAAAGAAAAGGATAGAGGAAGAAATTAGAGAAGATGAGGGAGTCATGGATACTCTCTTAGACAAGAGCAGGAAACTTAATCGGGAGTACTCAGAGTTGAAGAGGAGTATTGAGAAGGATATTTCCTCCTCACAGATAAAGATAGTTCAGATAAAATCGGCAATCAGCAAATCTGAGGATGCGGAAGAAAGGATCAGGAGGGTTAAGAAGAATATCGACGAATTGTCCGAAGCAATCTCTTTAGTGAGATCATCTATAAAAGACGAAGAGGTGCTCAGTGAATTGTTCTCTCCTAAGGGCTTCAGACTAGCCATCATAAGGTCAGTAATACCGTTCATGAATCAGGAGGCCGAGAGAGTATCAGTACTTCTTAATACTCCTATAAGGGTAAAATTCTCTATCCGGGGTTCTGATGAATCATACTCTGGGAACTTATCCGTCGAAGTTTACAACCCGATTGGAGCGTGGCAATACCATGGTAGCAGTGCAGGTGAGAGAAGAACCATAGACATAATCATATTGATGTGTCTCATGTCTCTTAATAATAAGAGGAATAATAGATTCAATCATGTCTTTTTCGATGAAACTTTCGAGAAGTTAGATCCACCACTTCAAAGAGCGGTCCTCCATCTACTCAGGGACATCTCAAAGAGTAGGTCTTCAGTGTTCTTAATTACCCACTCCGCTACCGAGCTAAAACAGGAAGTAGATCAGACGTGGGAGGTTAACAGAGGAGGAATTTTGACAATCAGTAAGTCTTAACTTGACAGATTACTGACTCAGTGTTATTTTATAACATGAAGAGTGTCAGAAACCCAAAAAAGACCCAAAAGAAACCAGTTCAGCTAGAAAAAGTTCAGCCAGAGAAGGATAGTATGGTGATGCCGTTAATATCTGACGGAAAGCCAAAACGTCGCCTCGTTGGTGAATGTGGAGACGATAAGTTATACCAGCTGGAGGAGTCCACTAACTGTCTTGATTGTTTTAAGTCAATCCCAGCCGGTAGCTTGGTTGCAGTCAAAAACGTGAGCACCAATATTTGCAAGATTCCAGTTTGTGCTTACTTCGCCGGAATCGACGCCACCAAAGTCTCCATCAATGCGCCAATTACAAAGATAGGGTGCTGCAGTTGTCCATCCTTTGCTGATGGCTCTGTCAAAGGCAGAGATGAATATGCAAAGAAAGTTAGGTCATTCAGAGAGAAGACGATTTAATACATCAGTAAGTCTATCAATGTCGTCCTCCTCAAGCGTAAGACATGAGGGTTCTCTGGCCTTGTAACAGGATAACGATTTCGGATAATCCTTCAATACCTTCAACTTCCACTCTGCGGTCATGAGCGACTTGTTCTCCCAGTCCGGTGATGGCCTATCTACTCCTGGATTGGCCGCTTTCATCATTTGAGAGTTACATGACCTGTCGCAGTTCAAATTATGCCTCGGCATGAACAACTCCACGAATTTCCACTGCGACCTCGGTATCTCAAGTTCGAACATCTCATGGGACTCTAGAAATATAGTTCTAACCCCGGATGCGATAGCACAACACGCCCATCCGTTGTCGGTTGATATTACCACCTTGCTTGACTGAACTACCTTTAGTGTGTCCCTTAGACTTTCCGCTGTTAGCCCGTTGGGAAAACAAAAATTGATGATGTTTCCCCTTTCTGTAGCCGACTTGGATAGATCCGTTTTTTGACCATCGGTGAGGCTGGTTACCACATTAATGGTCAGGCCACTAACCCTTTCGACCACGCCTTTGATCAGACCATAAGGCAAGGATCTTAAAATACTAGCGCTGCTGCACAGAGTAACTACTCCTTCGGTCTGCGGTGACAACATGTTGACCTCAAGGATCGATGATTTGCCCGGAATTCCGTACAGACTCAGAACTCTCTCCGAGACGCTTTTGTTCTGCACTGGTACTCTAAGGTCGGCTGGTATGAAAGTTCTGGATGGTTCGTTATCTATAAAGACTCCCTCCCTCATGAACGGTGCCAGACATGGTCTGTTATCCAAACCGATTGAGTCAGCGAATTGTCTGTCTAAATCAATCCTTCTACCCCTTATATCAGACGGGTAAGTTATAACCTTGAAAAGCTGATCAAATATGAACCTGTGACACGACCTTAGAACCAGGGTTGGGTTGTCCAGGGATCGTAATAGAGGTGTTATTTCGACCACCTCTCCCATGCCGATGCTACCAAATACTATAGCATCGCGATGCATGTCAATCGGCTGGACCGCTCAGGGCTGATATCGCTGATCTTTGCTCCTCGGTCAGGGCCTTTTTGATAACCCTCCTTGAATTTTGCTTCTTGGAACCCTCTCTGAGGGTTTTAGTAACCTTTAGAATAGATATGGCGCTTTCTTGAGGCTGCACGCGGGGCTGTGGCTCGCGGGGCTGTGGCTCGCGGGGAGAACCGATGGTTTGTCTAACAACCTCTGGCTGCTGTGGCTCTTCTACCCTCTGTTCCTTGTGTCCTGGATTATACTCTTTCTCGGCTTCCTCACCGGAGAGTATTTTCATCGAGTGGAGAACCGATCTAGGAATGTCATCCCTTCCTCCCGGAGTACAATCCGGAGCCACCAAAGCACTCTCCGGGCCGAATATCGGTTGTTTATTTACTAAATCGCCCTTATCCTTCTCTCCATTTTCCTTTGGGAAATCTTTGGTGTCCCTTAGACCGTATTTCTCACCTTCGCCGTTGGTCTTGAGTCCAAGGGATTTCAAGTCTCCGTCGTCAAGAACAGACTTATCAGTCTCGAAGGGGTCTCTAAACGACTTGTTCTCTATGATCCTGAGAAGTTGCCTAACTTCCGATGGCCTAAGGGTCACTGATTGTTCTCTTTCATGTGACTCCCTCAGGGTCTCTATCAATGACCTTCTTACCGGTGGACGATCCATTCTGTGATGAACGGGCCTCTCCCTTAGTTCAACACCCTTGCTTCTTTCTTGATTGAGAAGTATGTTCAGTAACGACATGGTTTAGGGATAAATACTGAGTTCAAGAAGACTCTCAACCCTGGTCTCGTATAACTCGTCGTTCACCAAGTCGAAATCGCAGTAGTCTCTTGACAGATTAGTATTATCTACCACCGTATCATGTCCTGGTCTAGTCACCCATATAACGAACACTGGAATACCGTGGAAGAGAATTTCTCTCAGTTCGTCCAGTTTCCTAAGTCCGGCTATGATCCTAACTCCCCTTGAATATAGTTCCTTGCATATCGCTGCCGGATCATCCTTGCAAATACTGTCGCCAATCTCACAGAGAGTTCCTCTGATTTCTTCTTTACTCTTCTCCAAAAACCCCTTGCCATATCTCTCAATGGCCTCTTCGTATATCAAGTCAGAGGTGTTCCCAAACTTCATTCCGGTGAGTTCTGATATACACTGAGCAATATGAGTTTTACCATGTTTAGGACTCCCAGCTATTAAGATTAGACCACCGCTTCTTATCACTTTAGATAAGCATACCTTGGCCCAGCAGAGGCGTGACTCTTCATATTTTTCGAAACCAATCGATCTGATAGCGCTGATGCGGAGGGTCTCTGCTAGTGGTATGGCTGATTCTGGATTCTCTGTAAGATGGGGGTTCCAAATCAGTCTGAAGAGTCTGTACGATAATGTCCTGAGAAATTTCATACCGTGTAGAAATCAGTGCGGCATTCTATTAATTAATGGAAGATGTTAAACTGTTAATCGAAGAAGCCCAAGCTAAACTGTCAATTTCGAAGGAAGCCACCAGTCGGTATGGCTCACAGGCTGGAATGACCCTGTACGAGACGCTGATGGAGTTGGATATCAGCCCGGTTGTGATATTCGGCGGGGATAGAATAACCTTATCCTATAACGGAGTATCGTTTCCGATATGGCTAAGTCGCGTCAGGACGATAAATCCAAAGGCTTTACGTTTTAGGGACAACTGCCCAGAGATACGGGAAATACTAACATCTGCCTCATACTGTTTCAATCACCGTCCAGGTCCTTTCGAGGAAGCTGTCGATAGGAGAGAAGAAATAGATAATACCAGGGAATCAGCAATCAAGATCATGAGGATTCTGTCTGACTTGGAAAGTGGCACTTGACAAAGTTGGATTCATATGTTATTTTGCAGTATGAAATCACAGTCAGAACTGGAGGCCATCAGTGATAAAATCAGACGCGGGGAGTCAGTTGGACTAGCGGAAGCTATTGCTGCAGCAGAATATCAGTCACGGCAGTCACGCACGATTCCGTGGTGGAATATCATCTGGAATAAAATCTGCGAAGTTTTCAAATAATATGCTTCAACGCCTGTCTCTAACTAGTAAGCACCGGCCCCTGGATGTTATTAAACACTGGAGCGAGAGTGGCCATTTATTCCTCGACCCCCCGTATCAGAGAGGTTTGGTATGGGGAAATCGCCGGAAGGTGAATCTGATCAGATCGATACTACTTGGTATACCAATTCCGTCCATTACAGTTAACGATAGGTTTGAGGCTGGATGGGGAGGATTGGAAGCCCCTATGGCAGTAATAGACGGAAAGCAGAGGATTACAGCTGTCATGGACTTCCTGAATAACAATTTATCAGTTCCGGGGGAGTGGTTTGGAGTCGAGTCCGACTTAGTCCTGTTCGGTGATTTGACGGTACCCCAACAACGGTCTTTCAGACATACGCCGATGACTTTCTCGGAAGCTGTACTTCCAAGTGAGGATGCAGAGCGGGAAGTTTTCGATCTGATCAATTTTGGCGGGGTGCCGCAAGGAGAAAGTGACATTTAACTACATGAAAGCGAAAACCGAAGCAGCAACAATTGAGGAACTTGAGCGCAAACTCAAGATTGAACAAGAGCATGGTAAGGTCGCTTGGCGGGTTGCCACCGCCGTCGCGGCCCTTGCTGGAATTTACACCGAGGGTGAGGGAGTATACCAAGCCATCGTTCAGGAAGCCTTCCGACAAGTGAAGGGAGAATAACAATTAACCATTCAATTTATGAAACACTCAGAAGAATATCTTAACTCATTCTCCGTCGAACATCTGAAAAAATTCGACGAGGACTACTACAATGGGAAACCATCGATTCCAGACTCAACCTACGACGAGATTCGTGCGGTAGTGAAGTCTAAGAATCCTGATCACCCGTACTTCTCGAAGGTCGGAGCACCGCCATCGGCACATTTGTCTCAGGTGGAGTTGGTGATTCATATGGGAAGTCAACAAAAAGTGGATACCGAGGATGACATTCGTCGATGGTATGAGAGTTCAGTCGGCTCCGGGGAATTGCTCGTCATGGAGAAACTGGATGGGTCGAGTGTTGAAATCGTCTATGACAACGGTGTCCTGCAAAGAGTGGCCACCCGTGGTGATGGTACCATCGGGAATGATATTACCGCGAACGCTAGGAAGTGGAAGAACATTCCACTCTCTATCCCGAGATATGACAAGTTCGTGGTTCGCGGAGAGGCAATCCTGTCCATCAGTACTTGGAAGGATAAATTCCCCGGTACTTCCAACCCGAGAAACACATCTAACGGCACGATCATGCGTAAGGATGGTGAGAAAAACGAACACGTCTCGGTGATCGTCTTCGATTGTGATACAGACGGAGAACACGGGGATTTACTTCCGGACAGACTCGATGCCCGACTCCTCCTGCTACACGACCTTGGGTTTGATGTGGTCCCATGTATGGTGGCCTCCAATATAGGAGACCTCAGGAACATCTACAACACGTATCGAGACACCACTCGGAAGAGCCTGGATTATGAAATCGATGGTCTAATCCTTTCATGCCCGAAGAAGTCCACGATCAGGGAACTTGGGTATAAAGACGGCGGTAGTCGTCCGAGGGGTCAGGCAGCTTATAAATTCCCACCGGAGAAAGGTGTTTCAAAGGTAGTTAACATCACCCTCACCATGGGTCATACCGGCGCTCTAATCCCAACCGCCGAGGTGGAGCCAGTCCGCATCGGTGGAGTCACTATCACAAGTATTCTCCTTAACAATCAGGAATTCGTTAGGGACCTGAACGTGAATATCGGTGACACGGTAATGATCGAGAGAGCCGGAGACGTAATCCCTTACATGAGCAAAGTGGTTGAAAAGAATAGTGAAGGATGCTTCAAATATCCTTCGTCATGCCCCTATTGCGATGGCCCACTTTCCTTGGAAGGCCGTCACATCATTTGCTTCAATGAGGAGTGTGAGGGCAAGTCCTACCAGATTATCAAGAACTGGGTCAACAAGCTCGATATCAAACACCTTGGTGACACCCTCCTTCGCGTCTTGTATGATCTCGAAATGGTAAAAGAGATTCCGGATTTATACGATCTGACGGTTGATTCCATCAAGTCCATCAGGGTTGGCAACGGGGTGCTAGGTAAATCGATGGCGGAGAAGGTAATCTCGGAGATTGATAAGACTAGGGAGATACCGGTTGACCTACTCATGGGTTCAGTCTCCGTTAAGTTCCTTGGCAGGTCAATGGCTGGTCACATCGGACTTGCTCATCCAAACGACTATTTCTCTGTCGGTCTTGAGGAACTCTCGTCCAAGGAGAACATGGGAGTCAACAAGGCTTCCATGATGATGGACTCTTTGAAGAATCGTAGGGAAACGATCGAAAAGATTCTGACGAAAGTTAGCATTCTAGCCCCAAAGCAAGTTGAGAAATTATCCTCGAAATTCTCAGGGGTGGCATTGGTATTTACCGGAGTGCGTCCGACTGCGGAAGAAAAAGAACTCTTCGAATCAAATGGGGGAATAATTAAGGACTCGGTATCAAAAAACGCCACCCACTTGGTTCAGAAATCCGCTGAATCGGAGTCATCTAAGAGTAAAAAAGCTCGTGACTTGGGTCTGCAGGTTATCGGATACAAAGACTTCCAAATGATGCTCTCATGACTGTTATAGGACTATTCGCTGTAATAACCCTGACAATCGTTCTATTATAGCAGTCTTTCAGTTCGGGTTACTGGCAGAGAGACGATTACTCGGAAAAGTTCATTCTAACCCCTAAACCAAATGCTACAACTAATACTTCATTTAATAGGTGACTATGTCCTGCAGTCCGACTGGATGGCACAAAGGAAGACCAAAAGCCACACAGCTGCCGCCTGTCATGCCTTGGTATACTCACTACCGTTCCTTCTGATCACTTCCGTTAACGCTTTCATGGTGATCATGGTGACCCATTTCTTCATCGACCGTTACAGGTTGGCCAGATATGTGGTATACGCCAAGAACTTCCTAGCTCCAAGAGACACATATCATGGAGTGACACATGACTCACTTGGGATTAGGCATCAGTGGACTGAGTGGTGGCATAAGTGGGAGGATTGTTCCGCTACCGGTTATCACAAAGACTCTCCGCCGTGGTTGTCGGTATGGCTTCTAATTGCCGCTGATAACACTATCCACCTCCTCATTAACTATCTAGCCATAGACTATCTGAAATGAGTAAGGAAAGGTCAATATACAGTAAGATTTGGGCAATGGCTGAGTTTGATGGGTGGGTCTTACAACCACCCAACCACAACGGTCTCAGGTTCTGGAGAAAAGAAGGGGTCGAGCATAAGATTTGGGTTGGAATTCAAGACCACACCTTCGAAGACCTACCGGATTATCCAAACGACTTGAACGCTCTACGATCGGTGGAGAAAAAAGCGTACGAGAAACAGCCCCCAGGGTGGTCATTCGAGTATGGTGAGGAACTCAAACGAATATCGATGAAAAACAACGATGGAGTTCTTGAGTACAATTGGAATTGGCACGCCAGCGCTAATTGCCGCTTCGAAGCTTTAATTTTGACTCTAGGATTATGAATAAGAACCTGTGGAAGGCGGAACCTGACCCGGATAATAATGGGTATTGGAGAATTATCAATACCAAGACCATGAAGGCCGTCGTGAACGGGGTCAGTAAACAATACGCGGAGGAACAGTCCAAACGTAGGAATAAGAAATTCGGTTAATCCCAGAACGGGATACCTCTTAGCCTTATTCCATCTAGCTCCTTTGAGAGGGCCTCTATCTCTTTGTTACCCTCATCCTTCAGTTTATCCCCGTTCAGCTTTATAGGATCTCCCCCAGGCCCCTGAACTTCATATTTAGACCTAATCTCTCCTAGTCTGACTTTGGCCTGAGCAAGGGACATTCTGGCCACCCACATCTTGTGCTGTAAACGAATCTGTTCGAAATTCCTCGGAGATGTTATGATCGCGCAGGCGTAATAATTAACTGGGTTGTATACATGGATCACACCCTCAGTATCGTCGTAAGCCCAATTGGGCCTCCTAGAGGTTACCCTTTGGAATGACTTTCTCCAGGTCTGGAATTGGAATATATCACCAGCACCTACTCCACCAGCCGAAAGTATCGGTGGGGTGACAACGCCGGTAAGGTTCTGAGTTAATCCAAGCCCAGTGGCCCCCATGCCGTACGAGTTGTATGGTTCAATGAAGTCAACCCTTATTACCCCGTACACTGGGTTGGATTTTATCTTGTACGCAGTGGACCCCGGTGGTATAGTCTCCCAAGATATCCTCGGTACTTCCTTCGAGTACGTCATTATGGCTATCGAGATAGCAGAATCGAGAGCTTGGGAGTTAGCATCGTTCATGCCTTCGAGTCTCCAGACGGTACCGCCTAGGGTCTCTCTGATCCACTGGCGCAGCTGGTCTAAACTAAAGGTGTCAGTTAATATCATATTCTAAAAGTGTAGAAATTACTGCGAGGGAATCCCCAAGACGAGTTCCGTAATACTTAGGCTGGGAAGCTATATCCATCTTCCTCAACTCTTCTTTCGAGGACCTACTATATTCGAGACCACTCTCACCTCCCTCTCCTGAGAGAAGCTCCCGGATCGACATGGACCTATTCTGGCTGTTCTTTCCCGTATAAGTACTGACATTGATCTCAATACCCATTAGATCATCCTCATCGCCGTCGAAGCCTTCTTCGTAAACGATGTCCAGAACTCCCTCTGCCAGCCTTTTTAGGGTTCTTTCGGAGAAATCCTTCACTTCGGCGCTAAATCCAGCAAGACGTATCCAATTCCACTTGTTTATGGCTATTATTCTGGCATCCTCATCCGTCCCGTTGATGACTGTAAGTTCCTCCCCTGGATCACCTGAGAAAGTTCCCTTCAACCTCTGAACCAACCTCCCGTACGGGTCCTCCTCTTCCCATCCATATACGTCAGGGAAGTATACATCGTTCAGCCACATGCGAAATTGAATCCTATCACTAAACTCCTCATTTTCGTACCCGATGGCATCAAGGATTTTTCTGATCACTGTGTTGATTACCACGTCCTCGTGGCTATCGCCGAAGTTTCCGTCAGCCGGTATGTTACCATCGTTGGTTATCCAATACTCTCCTATCCTCATCTATATAACTACGCTTCACAACCTAGGAATTAACCAACCATTTTCTAAGGAACTATCAAGACCGTAATAATCTCCGTCTAGTAAGTTAAGTCTTATGACCCCTCTGCGACTTATAGGGGTTTCCGGTATCATTATGTCGGCCAGTATCGATGAATCCCCATTGATTATAGCCTGAAGAAGTCTGTGATGACCGTCAGCAACGATATATTTTCTACCAGACTTATAAACCCCTATTGGAGACTTGTCTTCGGATCTCGCACCCTTACGCAGAGAATCCACGGCCACCTCCATATTATCCTTGTCGGGAAGTAGATTCTCGATGTCCACCCTCCTTATGACTTTGGATGTGGGTCTCTCCAGTAGTTTATCGACCAATTTCATGTGGTGATAATTACGTTCTAAAGTGGAATGGATAAAAAATGGCTATTAAATCATCCTAATGACTTATGTCAGGCTCTGGTTGATGAGGAAGTGGACGTGTCTGGTATGTCTCCAGAGGAGATAGAAATAGCCACAACTATAATGGCCGAGTTATCCGAGACCGGGGATTCTTCCACCCTTTCCATGCTGCACGAGGCTGATTTTTGGAGACCTCCTCCAAGCATTGTGGAGTTCTTAAACGATGATTTTTACCTTGGAAGCGTTTGCAGAAGGATCGAAGAAGAGAATCAAAACGGTCTGTACCCGTGCTGGATGGACGTTCTTGGGGAAGCCTTTTCGCCCAGTAGCAAGGTGCAACAGCTGATACTTTCTGGTTGTTTATCCCACGATACATCCGTTACTCTCGGAAACGGTAGAATGATTCATCTTGGGGAGTTGATAGGTAAACGTGACATCAACGTACAGACATCAGATGGAGTTAAGTCAGCTGCTGGGGTAGCTGATTCTGGTGTTAAGGAAGCTATGAAAGTAACCTTGAGAAATGGGATGGAGCTGAAACTTACTCCGGATCATGAAGTTGAATGCTGTAACCACTCAGGCCGTATATGGAAGAGAGCTGACTCTCTCACAAAGTCTGATATGGTAGTAGTCCCTCGCGGTCAGCAGTATGCCCCAACCACCAAACTAACGGACGCTGAGGTGAAACTATTGGCCTACTGGCCTACAGATGGCTCTCTCAACGATAGCAATTCATGTGCTACTTTTACAGATGGTAATATAGAGACTTGCAAGGAAGTTTTGAGTTGCCTTCGTGAGATGGGCTGGAACGGATGGTTAGAGCCAGAAGCACGTGGACAAAAGTGTTGGGTAGTTACTGTAGAAAAAAGTACAACATCTGGGTTTAAACCGTGGCTAATAGGACATCAAGCTCATGTGAAAACAGCCCACGTAGTAATTCCTCCATCCATTCATTCCGCGCCAATGCGGCAGATAGCCCTGTTTATCAACCGCGTCTGGGCTGCAGAAGGGACCGTGTACAATAGAGAGAGATTGGTAAATAAGAAGTATAGGACAATTGATGGGTTTTTACAGTTGAGGATGAAATCAGAGAGGTTTATTAGGGAGATGCAAGCCCTTCTCCTTAGGTTTGGCATCTTGACATCAGTTAAGAAGATACGCCTTAGGAAGACAAAGAAACGACTAAAAGATTATGGTCACCACTGGAACCTATGCATTAACAGTTCAGTCGATATTGAACTTTTTTTTAAGCATGTCGGTCTCGTCTTAGGCAAAGAGGAAGAATCAGTTCGGTTGTTGCAAGGTTTGAGTGGAAGAACTGCCAAACGAACTATTGACAGCGTTCCGATCACCGGAAAATGGTTGGGTGATTACATGACTGCCAATGGTCTAAAGAAGTACGGCACAAAATGGGTTAACCTAATACAAGGGCAGCGTGGAAAGAGGCTTACAAGAACTTGTTTTGATGAATGGTGTGAGTTCCATTCTGGAATCCCGGCAGCTGAATTCCTTAAAAACCTTTTTGTCTCAACAGACTGGCTAGTCCCAGTAGTGTCAGTGGAAAAAATCGGTAAGATTGCAACTGGGGATGTTGTTGACTCTGAAAACAAGAAGTGGTTAGCTAACGGCGTTAGCGTTCATAACTGCATCGGGTCTGGTAAGTCCTTCTGTGGGTCCGTCGCTATCCTATACAAGATGGCAAGGGTTCTGTGCATGAGAAATCCTCTCTTGTACTTCGGTATGAGTAGGATCTCCAAGCTAACGTTCACATTCTTATCGACAGATAAATCGCAGGTAAAGGAGGGTGCCTTCTCGTACGCAGTGAACGGCATGCTAGCATCCCCATTCTTCAACGAACAGGCAGTAGTTGACGAGAAGAAGAAATACTCGACGATGAAGGTTGACCTGATGAAGGGTGTTACCATGGAGGCGGGTTCGAAGGCCAGACACGCTCTCGGTAGAAACGTTCTCGGGGTGTTGATCGATGAAATTAACTTTCGAATTGAAAAGGACGCCGCAAAGGAGGCCGAGAAGCTGGTTAAGGGACTCGATAGAAGATATAAATCCAGGTTCAGGCAGTCAACAGAAGGCTTAACTGTCATAATCTCATCGGCCAATCAGGAGACTGACTTCCTGGTCGGTCATATGAAGAAAATGCGCAATAATCCGAGTGCCATGGTGGTTGACCTACCATATTGGAGGACTGCCGGACCGGTCAAGTTTGCCGATGTTGGTGGCTACAAATTCGAGAGGGAACCGGATGCTAAGGATGCATGGTTCCACGTCGATGTTGGAAACAGTACTGATCATCCGAGGATATTGGACGACCCTGAGGATCTTGAAATCTTAAGGACGTCGTCACCTTCCAGAATAATGGAGGTGCCGGTCGAGCACCGGTCTGAGTTCGAGGATGATTTGTTACTAGCCATCAAGGATATCGGTGGTAGATCAACTGGTAGAATGGCTAAATACTTCTCCAATGTAATGCCATTGATCCAGTCCCTGAGGGACTACAAACCAGCTGCCAAGGGTTATCAGGTGGATCTATCAGTCGATTGCGAACACCAGCTTAAGGACTTCTTCCATGAAAATCTGCTGGTGAAAGAATATAGTGGAGGATGGTTCCCTAGAAGAGATCCAAAGTCACCCAGGTTCATTCATATGGATATGTCAACCGGTGCCATGGACGCCATGGGGATTGCCATGGTTCATCCTATATACTATAGGAGCATGAACAAGATGGATGCCGCTACTCAGACCAGAAAGATCATGGCGATGCCGGTTTTCGAATTGGACTTCGCTATAAGACTGGTTAGAGGTAGGAGTAAAGAACCACTCGACTACGGTAAGATAAGGGAATTCATATTGTGGCTAAGAGACAAAGGATTCTTAATATCATCAATCTCTTGCGACTTGAGAGCGCTATCCTTTGAAACCAGGAACATACTGAAGAAGCTTGGATTCAACTCTCAATACTTCAGTCTAGACGTCAATAAAGTAGGGTATGAGACTTTTAAGCAGATAGTCCACGAAGATCGTTTCACCACTCATGAGCACGATTTCCTACTGCTTGAAGCGATGAACCTTGAGGATACTGGTAAAAAGATAGATCATCCAAAAAAGTTCGATGTCCCTTGGGGGGATCTGGTCACTCTCCACGAGTACGGGTCAAAGGACTTGACTGACTCCGTTGCTGGGGCGCTGTTCCATGCAGAAAACGCTAGAGAGTCATTCAATTTGCCAAGCGAAGAAGGGTTTCTTGGTATGGTCGTTAACTCTGTTTCAAACAGTATTACTACAGTTAGTAAAACTGCGGTAGATAGTTCCATCAAGAACGAAATAGCCGTGTTCTAGAGGATAGTTCCGTTTAAAGAAGGTGAGCGCGGCAGGATTTGAACCTGCAACCTGTGGATTTTTGAATTGTCCACTTTCATTGGGGACCCGATGGTTCGTTCTTCCGCAAACTCGGGTCAACATTTGCCTTGTGTCGGCGTCTTTACATTCCGCCACGCGCTCAAAAATGGTCGGCCCAGAGGGATTCGAACCCCCAACCAAGGAATTATGAGTTCCCTGCTCTAACCATTGAGCTATAGGCCGTTTGGCGCACTTGGCAGGGATCGAACCTGCGACCTACGGATTAGAAATCCGCTGCTCTAGTCCACTGAGCTACAAGTGCATTAAAAAAGTCAAAGAACAGAACACGCTCTGCGTTCTTCACGCAGTATCAGTACTTCACAAGTGAAAAGAGGGGGCTATGGTGTCTTTTTCCGCAACCCATTCATTCAATCTTTTGCGGAACGCCTCCGCAGCTTCAAGTTTTGAGTTAAAACTAGGGGTAAGCGGCTGGCGCATAAGCCATAGATCAACCCTTAGTTTTCGTTGCTCAGCAATTATTTGTCTTTGTGTCATATTGATATGAAAGCGGGGGTGAACCAGCGTGAGAAGATCTTACCACAGACTTGTTGATTTGTCAAGTATAAACTTGTTGATTGTGATGCAAGGCTGAATTAGATACCCGACTACTACAAGGAAGGTGATCGTTCCAATACCAACCGGACCTCCCATATACCAACCCAATGTTAATAGTGCTGTCTCAAAAACGGCTTTCGTGATCCAGAATTTTATCCCAGTTATCCTCTCCACCGAGATGGATACCAAATCCATCGCCCTGATACCGAAACCGCTGTATATGATACCAGCCGACCCCTGAAGGCATAGAATGGACCCGATAATCATATTGGTATATCCAGACGAAAACGTCGGTATATTATGCCTAAAGAGGTCTATCATATACCCACAGAGGAAGAAGGTCAAGAAAGTACTCCACGGAGGCATCATCCAAGAATTTATGGCTGACCAGATCAGAAGGCATACTAGAGCAAATAATGACTGAGTAGTTCCGATGCTGAGTCCTACTTTGTTTTGGATCCCCAAACAGAAGACGTCAAGGGGGTCTGTGCCAAGTCCTGATCTAATGAAATACGAGGCCCCTAGTGAGAATACTACGCAATTGATGAAGTAATATAGTTTTGGGTTTGTCATACAGGTTAGAAATCCCGTCGATCAGTACTTGACAAATAGCGTCTTCTATGTTAAAATTAGTCATGTTTAATCCTGAATACGACCCGGTATCAAACGCTGCAACTGTCAAGGAGGAAGAGCATTTGGAGATGAAACTTCTTTTCGGCGCTGAGAACCCCCAAAAAGCCTGGGTTTTGACGGGTTTTGACGTTTGGGAGCCTAACCCTTATTACAATGGTCCTCCACAGCCTCACCCGGAAGATGATGAGGCCAGATTCCCTGAAATCTCGGCCAGAAAGTTCACGTGGGACGGAACCAAAGGGGCATCTTTCGCGTCCGATCTTGGTTTCCGTCCGGGTATGACACCGACCTCTTTTACGCTGCACAACGAGAAGCGTAATACTAGGGCTTACTTTTCTTTCCACAAGCTAGACAAAGATTCTGATGGGGACACCGTTTCATGGTCCTTCAAGAGCACCTGCGGTAAATTCCTCGTCGTTATTTTCAACACCTAACCCATCGAACATGAGCAATACCCTCCTAGACTCCTTGTACGGACTCCTAACCCATATTACCGAAGACTGCCGAGCACACGGGTTGGTAGAACTACCTGAAAACATTTGGGAGAGCCTTAACAAAGCGACGACCTCCCTCGGGAACCACCTCGATAAGGACCTCGAAGTTGATAATCATCCAAAATACTGAGGCAACATTATGGATTTCAAACGCGGGGATAGGGTTTCCTTTTATGACTACTGTGGAACGCAGAGTGGAACGGTTGTTGAAGCTACCGATTCGTTTGCCAAGGTACAAGTTGGGATATTGGTAAAAACTATTCCAACCTGCTTACTTCAAATCAGCATTGGCGATCCTATCACGCCTCTAGCCCTCAACGCGGAATGACCCAAAATATTGAGGTACTGAGCGACTGGAGCCACCATTGGAACTCCGTATTGATTCTCATCAGAGAGTCCAATAAGTTCGTCAACATAGCCTCCTTCGGGATACACTTGCCACCAAAGAGGGTAGCTCTCGCCCTCTTTGAGGCATCGGAGGAGAGAAAGGTGAAGGTGAGGATGCTGATAGGCAGACATGAACCTCAAAGACCAGAGGCCGTGAACAGTATAATGAACCTCCAAGTCAAGTTAAAGGAGGTTTCCGAGATGCTTCCAAAGTTGAGCATAAAAGTTCTTACTAGCCACACAAAGGTGGTGATGAACGAGTCATGCGCCATAGTCGGTGGTAGGAATCTAAGCTTCTCTACTTGGCCTGATTTAAGCTTTAGGTTCTGGAAGGCTACCGATTGTTCCGCTTTCGCGGACCTTCTCCGTGCCTATGACGAACAATTCAGGGGCGCTCTCCCTCTCAAGGAATTCCTAGCAGTGAAAAGGGAAGATCTGGAAGAGGAAATGGCTGGTTTCATTGAAGATACCATAGTGAGGAGAGAAAGGTATAGGCGTGGGCCGACTTATGTACCAGATTTCGACCCGACTTGACGAATAACTAATTACGTCTCACCGTCAAGACCTTTTTCTTCCTTTCTAAGAAGTCAGGTATTGACTATGAACAATAAACGCATTATCTTCGAGAACGAGTTCGTTGAAACCCTGGTAATCCAGTGGAAGAGGAACCGAGACTTCAATACCTACAAGAGGATTTGTGGGGAATCGATTCATCTCATAGATAGCATCATAAGAGGTTCGAAATTCAGCCTTCAAGTTCCATTTCTTGATCTTAGGAACTGGTTATTCCTACAATTCGAGAGATGGATAGATAATTGGGTTCCTGGAGATGGCAAACTCTACACTTATATGAGTGTCTCCATCAAGAATGGGTGCCTCTCATACGTCACGAAGGAGAAAATTGCTAGACAAAGATGTGTCTATACCAACGTTCCGCTTGAATCACTAGGAGACTCAGCTTCCTACGAGTCAGACTTTGGGTTCGATCTAAACGACAGAATGAAGAACAGGCTCGCGGCCATTTCAGTAAGGTGGCACGAACCAGCAGTCAGAGAAGCCATAAAGTATATGGTGTATGCCATCCTAAGAAATAGAGGTTACAGTAGAAGAAAGTATATTCTGAAGACTGCTTGTGAAGCCTACGGCATGGATCTTGATACTGCCAAGTTTATGCTCGACTGGACCCATGGTGCTGTAAGAGGAGCCTTCCTAGAACATTATAATCACCCGTTATCGTTCAAGGATCTATTGGTAGCCTCTACTAGGTTCTCATTCCTGAAGGATATCATGGATGTGGTCGGTTTTGAGAATACGAAGAAATTGTGTTGCATCTTTGCTGGCAATAGCATAAGGTTTCCCTCAGCCTCCAGCATAATAAAACTGGCTAAGGTGGCAGCAATAAGTTCTGAGTCTTATAAGAATGAAGTGGATGAAATGGAGGTGGCTAGGAAGTACAATCTGGACTGGGAGCAAATGCACTCCATAATAGACGGTATAATAGGTGGGGGAGAAGAGGTCTTCAGCGAAAAGTTGTTGTATGCTTCAAGATCAGAAGTTCCAGCTTTTGATTGACTTCCTGTCAGTATTCATACTGACCGTAGTATTGACCAAAGCTGATATCCTAACGATGATCAGAATAAAGATCGACGGGTCATATCAGAGGGTGATGCGGTCTATCGGGCATATAACAACATTTTCGCCTAGCACCTGCCATTTGTGTGTCAGTCTGTGGGTCTCGTTACTGTATCAACCTGAGTTCCTTCTACCTACCTACGCTTTATCTTACATACTGAGCGCTTTCTTAAAGTATTATGAGATACACAAATGAATCGGTGGAATCGATCTGGTCAGAACGATGCGTTTTCGTTGCTAGAATTAAGACTGAGTTGAAATGGCTGACGGCCCTCAGCGACGTTAGAATGGCGGATGACCGAGTCCCATCACTGAATGACCTGTGTGTTGAGTCCCTATTAGAGACATCCAGAGAATTGGAGAAAAAACATGGACACGATATCGCTTCCATGGTAATAGCCCTGGAGAGGGAATTGAGAAGGGTGGGCTATAAATCATACAATATGGTGCATTTCGGACTCACGTCCAGTGATGTTGTTGATACCACCTTATCCACTTTGTACAGGGATTCATTTGACTTCATATCACATCGGCTCCGTAAACTGATCTCCTCAAGTATTGAGGACAATATAATAGTCCCAGCTAGGACTCACGGGGCGGACACCGGGATCAGAATCTCCTTATGGACTCGGTTCGGCAGGATAATGGATGAACTAGTGGAGGAGAAGAAGGCTATAGACTCCTTGAAGTTCTATGGGAAAATGTCCGGACCGGTCGGTCTAGCAGACGGGTTCAACGATCATAAGACCTGTGAGGTAGCGGCCCTGTCCAGATTGGGTCTTGAAGCTCATCCTGGATCGACTCAAGTGATACCGAGGCAAGTGTATGCCGAATATCACTTCAGAATGGCCGTGGTGGGTAAGGTGCTATCCAGACTTGCGAATTGTATAAGGCTATCTCTGATCGCTGGTGAAATAAGCTTCAAGAAAAACGATAGTGAAATTGGTTCGTCCTCCATGCCCCATAAGGTAAATCCGTGGAGACTGGAGAGAGTAATCGGTATGTCTAGGATGCTTGATTCCCACGTCATGGTGGCCCTAGACAATATCGACTTGTGGCTAGAAAGAGACATTAGCCATTCTTGCTCCGAGAGATCGAACCCAAGGGATGGATTTAATCTTCTAGCCAGGATGATAACGGACCTTAAAGATGAGTTGGTGAGAATTTGCGGGGTTGAGTCAAAACTTGAAGGGTTTGAGGGTTCTAGGTCGTCGTACCATGACCTTAACAGAATGATACTGCATAGCGGCAAGAGTAGGGAAGAGTGCCATTCTATAATAGAAGGAACTAGTTATCCCTAATTGCATGCCATTATACAACTCCATCGTGTTCAGCAAGCGTGGCAAGAACGTGCTGTCGTGGATAGGTGAAAAAGGCTTGAGTGATGATTTGTTGATCCTGTCCGGAAATAATCCTATGCCTGTCGATAGCATAGTGTTTTGCAACGCTGAACTGGTCGGCAAGAGAGTAAATTTTAAGTCAGTCAGTAATAGAATAATCCTGCTCGAAAACGGAGACTCCACCACTGTTAGCAGGTTGTTCAAGAAGAATATACTGTCAGACTTTGTAATAAACATGGCGAGAACCGTATAAAATGTATAATATAGAGTACGAGAGAATATCACAGAAACTGAATAGCAAAGAAAAGTCCGTCTTTGTTAAGTCCCTTGATAATCCCATCAAGTCGATCCCTTCTATTGTCGATAAACTAACCACTCTTGGTTTAATAGAGGTGTATGAACCTGGACTCTATACCACGACAGATCTTGGGTACGAAATTGCTACCTACATTCAGAGTCAGTTTTCCATACAGGATAATGACATAGCCTACGATGAGGCTAGGGAGAGGTGGAGGGTAGGGTTCGAGATTGTGATGCCGAGACCCTATGGTTCCTTCATGGCTGTGGAGCAGTTCAGGGATCAGGTTTTTGTAAGCGAGGCCCTGGAGTCTAGGGCTGTATCAGCAGCCCATTCCGTAATAAGGAGTAGATACCCTACTGCCTCAAGGATCAGAGTGGTATCAAGGGAGGTTTACCAACTTCCGATCGATCTTGATCAACCAGTCGAATTCATTCCTTCCTCTGGTTCTAGTGAGTGATATGTACCACACGCCAGTCAGTTGCCAAAAGCATATCGAAGCTTATAGGTGACTTCTTTTCCGTTCTCACTATACCCTTGAAAGATACTATAAGTTCAGGGTCTTCTTTAGTGCATCCCCTGTCTCCATGATCATATGCTTTAATGAAAGCGGTCAGCCATGGGTCGGGCGAGGCATCCTCCTCGCGGTGCTTCTCAATTAGATCAGTATCCATGATGCCCTTTTGCACTCTATAAGTCGTAAGGCCATCCCTAGTAACTGTCTTACCCTCGAACATTGCGTTTAAAGCTCCTAAGAACGTCATATTAATATTTAGAAAGGCTGTGGTACCCAAGACAGGATTCAAACCTGCGACCATCCGCGTGTAAGGCGGACGCTCTATCGCTGAGCTACTTGGGCTTTTAGGTGATAATGCGCCATATTGGCATCAGTTCCCCAAAAACTAGAAATCGTAAACCTGTCACCTCCTGAAACTTCGGTGACTCCATGAAGGTGTTCCTCATCACCAAGATGAAGAGCCATATTACCGGCGACCGGTTTTACTGAGACTCCAAGGTTAGGATAGAAGGTCTCCCCTCCCCCGAAATCGTCGTTTATATAGATTACACATCCTACTAACCTATTCTTCTCTGGAATATTGTCTTGATGTGGGCTTTGGTTGGACCCAACGGACCACTTCACCAAATCCAGGGTGTCATAGTATACGCCAGTTTGAAATAAATCTCCGTAGTTGATCGCTATAATATCCCTTATTCCCTCGGTTATATAATCACCGAGCCACTCTGGAAATGCCTTAAAAACGTCACAAACTCTGCCATCCCAGAAATGGTGACCCCTAGACTCCCAACCCTTGAAGTTCCTGGCTATTTTGTACAAACTTGCAGTCTCTTCCTTACCAAGGAAGCCTTCGGTTAATATAATCCTATTCATAATTTGTAGAACCAATGATAGACGTAATCCTCTGGGTTGGACGAGATCTTTGAAGCGGGTTTTGGACTAATATCACCATCGGGGAAGCTTACTTCGAATCTGTCCTCGATAAGCAAGAAATCATACCCAAAACAAGCCTGGATCACTTCCTCCATGTACATCTTAAGATTGCAACAGCCTAGTATCGCCATGACAGGCTCCACTGTACCGATGTCCATCGACACGCTTACATGAATGAGATTGTTTCCCCCGTGGCATTCCTTCTGTATACAAACGAGTAAACCGAATTTCTCAAGACTCACTTTCAGTAAGTTGGAAGGACACCCATCTCTGATATAATGGCACACAAGTGGTTTCATCTGTGCCAAGTTAACATCATTCCAGAGCTTTTTCATCCAACCGTAGAAATCTAATAAAGAGACGCCCTACCGGAGTAGGGCGTCTAATTGACTGAGACTATCGAATAGAAATCACCGTTTCGACGCTTCCATCTGTGCCAGCAGGGTAGCCACTTGTGCTGTGTTGAGTTTCAGTTCAAGGGATGGGAATACAAGCTCCCCCTTTTTCACTTCATAAATTGGAGGAGACGCCTGACGAATCTTACTGACTGTGGTCTGACCCTCTATCCAAACTCTTTGATCAGCCACTGAACGGATATACCCTGACCCGAAGACCTGCTTCACCTGCACCACACTGAGGGACGTCAAGGGGGCGTTAAGGACGTCCGTTTTACCGTTGTTCACCACCAATAACTCCACAGAACCGGTTTTCAACAGTCTTTCCTGTTCCGAAAAAGGAAGCTTACGCATTGGTGCCGCTGCCGGAATTGGGGAGAACAGCAACTCTGGATGAAGCTGCGATCGACCGATTCTTTCCAGTGATGAAATGAGGGTCCGGTTTCCACCGACTCCAAAACCCTCCACGATTTGATCAACCGTGAGTTTATCATCGTCGATTAGACTTACGATGATATCCCCAGCTTTTTTGATGCTTTCGATTCCAGATTGAATCAGAGATTTGCAGCTAGCGAACTTCGATTCAATCTCCGATGTTTTTGATGATGTGATCATAGGCAGTATTATAACACGCCCTTACCGTTTGTCAATGACGAAACTATTGACTGAAACTTTGCCATGGTTCGCATGATGCGCCACTCTGATATTTTCCTGCGAGATTCTTCTGAATGCTTCCTGCCACGGTTCGATTCCCCTATTTTCCTGCGAGATTCTTCTGAATGCTTCTTGCCACGGTTCGATTCCCCTATTTTCCTGCGAGATTCTTCTGAATGCTTCTTGCCGCGCTTCGATTCTGATATTTTGGGAAATTTCTTACCACGCTTCGATTCTCCCATTTTCCTGCGAGATTCTTCTGAATGCTTCCTGCCGCGCCCCGATTCTCCTATTTTCTTGCGGGTTTCTTCCGAAAGCTTCTTGCCGAGCATCGATTTTGACATTTTGGGACGCTTCTTGCCACGGTT